TAAATACGAAAGTAGGAGATAACACCTACGATTAGTATTTACCTCCTACTCGATTTCGTTGTCCGTACCTAACCATGTCCGCCTCACCAAATCAAAAAAACTTATCTTTGCTTATGAAAGAAACCCGAAGATTATGTCACAACGAAACATCAACCTAAAGCTACCCCACTCATGGAACGAGTGCAGCACCGAGCAGTTGGAACTCATCTCTCGCATCATGCTTGAGCAGATACAGCGAGCTGACCGTTACCATCCCTTCGATATGCGCAACGTCAAGATAGCGTGCTTCTTCGTCTTTGCGGGCATCGAGATTGTGGAGGGCATAGACGAGTCGAAGCCTCTCGAAGAGCAACACTATACTTGCCGACTCTCCATCCCGAGCCGTCGCAACCGTTTCTTCCGTCGCAAACAGCAGAAAGACGAAACCTTCCCCATCTACCTATGGCAGCTCAATAATTGGCTAATGCCCAAGCCGAAGACCGACGATCGCAACTCGGCTGAGTATCTTGCCTCTGGTGCCGGACTGCTCGACTGGCTCGACAACGAGCGTGGCGCTCACCTCACACGCTTTCCCTACCCTACCCTTCGCCTACGCAACAAGCGTGGCCTGCTACGTCGTAAGACCGACTATGAAGGTCCTGCGCAGGATATGGACGGATTTTCCTGGCAGCAGTATCGCTTTGCCTCCGATCTCATGGGACAATATACCTCGCTCGCCAACAACCTTGTCAAAATGAAGCAGATGGGCAAGTTCACGACCGAGCAGATAGCGCAGCAAGCCGACAGCGTAGACCAGGCACGCTCTATGTTCCTCGCCACAATCTTCAACCGTCGTATCGACTTCATCGACACCAACACCAACGTGAAGGTGCACGATTTCCATTACGACACCCGCCAGTTCGACACCCAAGCCCCAATCTTCCGCCACTTCCCCGACCATCAATGGCAGCCCATCCTCTTCTGGTGGACTGGCATGATGCACACCCTCTCACGGCGTTATCCCCATGTATTCAAGGTGCAGAAGCTCGACCGCACACAGCGACCCTCCACCCCACTTGAAATATACACCGCCACCATCGCCACCATGCAGAAATACACTGGACTGACTGAAGACCAGGTGAACAATCAGTCGTATTCGCTCGAGCTGGAGCATCTGAATCGGCTCTCGAAGGAGAATGAGGAAATGGAGAAGATTAGGAAGAAGTAGAAATGTATTAACACAAATATAGAGAACAATGAGAAAAGAGAAAACAAAGCAGTTGGTGGACGTAATGCGGGCGTATGTAAATGGCAAAACTATCCAGTATTACGCAGTAGACTATGCCTTTAAGATTAAACATCCAGGAGAGCCTAATTTCAAAAACAAATGGGTAGATGTGGATGAAGAACATATTTTTAGACCTGATTTGTACGACTACCGTATCAAGCCCAGCTCCAAGTATCGCCCGTTCAGAAATGCCGAAGAGTGCCTTGAGGAGATGCAGAAGCATGTACCATTTAGTTGGGTGAAAGACAAGTATTCTTTTTATCCCATTGAAATGATTGGTGATAGTTTTAGTAAAGAATGTATAAAATGCTGTGGAACATGGTTTACTCCAGAGAAAATGTTTAAAGATGCCACCTTCCTTGATGGAACACCTTTCGGTATTAGGGAGAATTTCTAATAAAGGTATTTTTACATCGGATTCAACGGATTTTTCGTTCATCATCGAATGATGCGAATGAAACGAACTGAAAAATCCGTGAAATCCGATGACAAAAAGGTCACTAACGAAAATATAGAGTATGCAGAAGATTATGTTCAACGACAAGTACGGACTTACTGAAGCCGTGCTTATGAAACGAAAGACGCAGACAAGGCGAATTATAACCAACAAGGAGATGCTTGAGATTATCAAAAAATACGACTCTTCCGCTTCGCTCTTTCTTGTTTACGACCGTTTAGTTCTCAATCCCTATTGGAGAAAAAGATTTATCAATAATCGCAGATCTATGCGCTATCAGATGAACGAGACCGCAGCCATTGCGCCCCGACCGTCCTCTCCGGATATTACAAGTTCGGCTCACGGACGCTCCTGCTGGGCGATTATGGAACAACAGGAGGGGTGATTTTAACAGAATATGAATAACATCACGATTGATTACCACATCCCGAAAGTCGGGGGGGGTATTCACGCAAGTAACCGCCGAGTTCAATCGAGGAAGCCTTGCCGGTCTGAGCCGATGTTTGAAGGCTAATATGAACGATGCAGGAATTTTAATTGAATACAAATAACAGCAAATTATGATCACAAAACTCAACTTCACCGACCGCACCATCAAGAGCTATGCCATCCGCAAGCTCACGCCCAAGGAGTGTTTCCGCTTGATGGGCGTTCGCGACAACGTAATCGGCACGATGCAGAGCAGCAATGCCCAAGCAACCGAACGTCTGCCCGACTGGAAGGGCAAGGGCAAACCCGAAGATATGGCTATATCTGCCTCACAACAGTACAAGCAAGCCGGAAACAGCATCGTGGTGGACGTGTTGGCCCACATCTACGAGCAGCTTTTCTACCCCGCACCACCCAAGCCACGCCCCGGCTATCAGCTCACTCTCTTCGATAACCCCGAAGACTCTCTACCCGCCCTGCCCGAGGCGCAAACCGATGGTAAGGAAAAGATTTTCCTTACCACGTTCTCCGGCTACGACTCGCAGCTCATGGCAGCCGACGTATTACGCGAGTGGCATCCCGACTTCAGATGGACGTGCAAGGGATGGAGCGACATCGACAAATACGCCTGTCAGATGCACAACCTCGTCTTTCCTCAGTTTGCCGACTGCGCCCTGGGCGACATCACAAAGATTGACTGGCACGAGGTGAAACGCTCTCTCAACGGCCGTGAAGTGGACCTCTTCACCTATTCCTCGCCCTGCCAGGACATCAGTCAGGCGGGCAAGCAGATGGGTTTACAGGAGGGCAGCGACACCCGAAGCGCACTGCTTTGGCGAGTGGCGGATGCCGTAGAGGTGCTTCACCCGAAGTATCTCTTGCAGGAGAACGTGGCGGCACTGGTAAGTCAGAAGTTTATGCCCGACTTTCAGAAGTGGCTCGACAAGCTCTCGTCGCTCGGATATGTGAGCCGTTGGGCGCGACTCAACGCCAAGAACTACGGTGTGCCACAAAACCGCGACCGTGTGTTCTGCCTCTCCATGCGCCGTGACGTAGCCTTTGACTATCAGTTTCCCGAACCCTTTGAGCTGCTTACCCGACTGGAAGACGTGCTCGAAGAGGAGGTCGCCGACCGATATTTCCTGAAGGATGATGCCGTGAGCAAGTTCCTCAAGGCGAACGACTCGGACAGCGCCCTATTCATCCAGTTCGACCTTCCACCGACACACGAGGCAGCAATGTTCCTCAAGACCGTGCTTCAGATTTTCATGGAGCGTCACAACGGATGGGAGAAGGACATTGAGTGGAACGAAAGAGAACTGAGTTATTATCGCCCTGCCATCGCCAACCTCTACGAAATATTCAAGGAGTACCCTAAGAAACTGGACGTGGAATATTGGCGCGGCTTCTATAAAATGTTTAAGGAGAATATGGAGAGGAAAAGGGATGGAGTGTAAGCTGACTCACGTCGCACCTCCATTCCGTCTAAATGGGGGTAGCGGACAGATGGTGAATGTTACCGACGGATGTTGTGCGGCAACCATAACCACACGCTACGAGGCTATCGGACCGACCAACATCCTGACGCTGGCCCACTATCCAATGACAGTAGTATTGTATGAGTTTGAATAAAAGAATCCTCAATGCAGCAAATGGGGGGGGGTAATGCGCCACTCGCCCATACACTAAAAGCCAACTATTTCAAGATGGGAGTTCGTAACTTTCTATTCACGAAACGAGATGGCTTTGATGCAACAGGAGTAGTATTTGAATATGATTAAACAACAACCTCTGAATGTCTGTATGGGGGAGGTAGCAGTAACGCTCAATACTCGATACGAGCAGCTATGCGTAGAGCATTTTATGTCGCTCGCCCACTTTCCACGGACAGGAGTAATCGTAGAATATGCTTAACAAGAACGCTCGCTTAGAGATAATGTTCCAACGTGGTTTCCGCCCCTCTCATGCCGTATGGATAGACACCTACAACAAGCAATTTGGGGGGAGTATCATTTACACCATCCAAGCCGGAGTGAGCAGCCGTAACCACTATTATGTAGCAGTAGAATTATGAACACCCCTCGCCCCATCATCCTCGGTTCCTACAGCCCCTCGCAGAACGGCATCATAGTGTCGCCACACGGCATAGCCCTGTGCATAGCTGGGGGAGGTAAGGGTCACGATGTGGATAAACCGAAAATATTGATAGAGTATGACTAAAACCGCCAATCGGAGGCAAATCGGATGTATTTGCTTAGGTTCCCTGATTCCTCCATCCCCCGGATGGCACGACCTGTGCCTTCGCATCTATTCACCCTGCGGTTGCAGTCCCTGTATTCCGTCAAGGGCGGAAGACGCAACGATATGCCCGAAAGTACTGATAGAATATGATTGACCGTTCCGTCCTCATCCACTACCGCACCGAGGAAGCTAAAGCCTTTCGTCGCAAGCATGGCGATCGGGGAGGGTGCAAGTATCAAGACAAGCTGCATCGTCCCAGTCCGCGACCGTGGAGTAATACAATCAGCACCGTAACCAAAGACAACCTGTTATGCTACGTTTTCACATAGCCGTCTTCCGAGGACGAGATCCCGACAACCCGTCCGACCGTAAGCATCCCTCCAACGGACGCTTCTGTCAGCGGATGGAGATAAACCGATCGGGTACAACCAACACGCTTACGTCTGTAGGCAAAGACAATATGGTATATCTGGAATATGAATAGACAAATCCCTTTCGTGCAACGCACATCTCGTCTCTGCCCCCGGGAGGGGGTATTCCACCGCACTATCCGCACGCTACGATGGATGGGCAGGACTCTACGACGAGCACGGACAGCACACCATTGTATTGATAGAATATGATTGATAAGTATTTAAAATAGAAGCCTTATGAGACAAAAGGAAACAAGAAGCATCCCTAAAACGGGAGCAAAAACTTTCGAGAACAGAAAAAAAGAAAACTTTTTTCGCAGTCTACTTGACGGCGCAGCACTTTATTCGCCTTTGTTTGGTTACTTGCAGGTAAAAAAAATAGATGACTCGGGCATTGTAATGACCATTCCCAACTGGAATGAGGATGAATCTAAAGACTTCCGTTTCCTCTATAACGGACGCGCAGAGTGCTTTGATAAAGGCGAGTGTATGTTGTTTCTGTCACATCTTTACCGTAGTTGGAATGTACTTAACTTTCATCAAGGCGACATCGTGACAATGAACGTCAAATACAAAGATGGTAACACCTTGACCCATGTTCTGATATTCAGAGAGGTTACATCTACAGCATATCCTCAGTTAAGAACGTATTTTTGTCTATGCAAAAATAGCGGCGTACTGACTTATTACAGCTTGTTTAACCTTAGTGGAGCGGACGCAGAAGAAGAAAGCATTGAACTTAGATACGCTACGCCTACGGAAGAAAAACTGCTTTATCATGCCTTGGAGAGAAACGGCAAACGATGGGTAAAGGAGAAGCTTTGTTATGAACCGTTAGATTCCGAAGACACTTCTCTTGAATTGTTACGCGAGGATTTCAATGCCTTGCAGAAAGAATACAATCGCTTGTGTGAACATTGCAAGAAACTGGAGCAGGAACGTGACGAAGCATCTAAGAGGGCTGCGCAAGAGATGGAAAGAATACAAAAAGCCCTTTTTGAATCAATGGACCGATTAGGGCAGAGAAATCTGTATGGTAATGGCTGACAAGTATTACATCGGATGGGTACGCAGCGGCAAGGACGGCAAAGGGCTCGTAAAGAAGCGACCGCGCAAGCAGATAGCCAATGCCGTGACTGCATCGCCACCAGGCGGCTTTGCCGACCCTCGCGACGGACTGGGCAACACCACACCGCATATAGTATATGAATATGATTAAAACATAATAAACCCCATAAAAAAGAGACAATGAAAACAGAATCTAACGCCACCCTTGTTCCTTGTGATGCTATCACAGCCCCAGTTGATGACAACGCCCCTGCGGCTTTCGACGATTTTGTCAAGTGGCACCGTCAGATGGATTGGTCTGCGCATGTGCGAAAACCTCTTGATATTGACGTGCTTGGCAAAATGCAGCAGATGCGCGACCATTGCGACAAATTGGAAAGAGTGAGAATGAGAAAACGTATATAAGAGATGCCGAAGAATGACACAGCACGCCCCCTCGTAGTCGGCATGATGCAGACACCGCCCTACACTCACATGTTCGAGAGTATGCGTCGTGTGTATTCTGCCAAAGGCTTATGTCCCTCTTGTTTAACACACGGGGGAGGTAATCAAGAGATAAAGGTATTTGTGGAGCTGTAAAGCATGTCCGCAACACCACACCGCATATAGTATATAAATTTGAATAAGATATGAAACTAAGAATAATTCCAATGGAAGCCTATGACGGTTGCATCCCTGTGACCGTTTATATGGTTCAGAAATATGTTGATCACTTCCCATTCGGCAAATGGGTAAATATCAAAGGATTTTTCAACAAGGAAAAGGCAGTGGCGCTAATGTCGCTGTTGTATAATATGTAATAAAATTATAGAAACAATGAAAACAGAAGAAATCAAGCCTGGCGACATTCTTTACGACGAAGAGCGAAAGATGTTGGTAAAAGTGGCGCGAGTAGATGAAGAAGGCGTAGTAAAGTATTCGGCATATACCGACATGCGAAGAATATTCCAGACCCCGCCTCCACCATATCGCGTAGGCACACGCACAGCCGATGTTTACGTCCCTGCTACCGACGAACAGCGCAAGTATATGGAAAGGCAACTGGCAGTGTGCGAGTATGTAAACCTGCCTAAAGACAACCGCATGGAGGTGCTTGCCTACATCATCGCCGACCTGAAGGCAGAGAACGTGGAGTTGGAGCAGCGTGTACATCAGCTCATGGACGACTACAACGAGATAGTTCGCCAGTTGAACGAAAAGGAGAAGCGCAAGGAAGAAGATTCGTCAAGACAGACTCTTGGTGAGATGCGTCAGATGCGCGATCTTTGCGACGAACTGGAAAGTATGAATAGGGAACTGAAGAGGTTTGCAAAAGCAATCCATTCCTTTGTAAAGGTCAAAAACCTTTATATGAAAGAGGCGACGAACTGCCCGTACTATCAAGACGGTCCTCATGTACGCTCTACATTCTGTCTGGAATGTAACTCATGTCTGGGTGTCATTGAAGGCGGCGTGATTTGTAAGAAAAGATTGGCAGAAGCAAATGTAGCTTTCCCAAAGTATGACTGACACCACTCGCTGTAAAGCATGTCCGCACCATGTCAGCTCTTATATCTAACTTTGCGCATAAGCATACGAAGAACGAGGATATACTTATCCTATGCGACAGGATATACTTGTCCCCGTTCGGGTATATGCACATACGTCAACACTCTAAATTCATTTTGCACTATGGCAATGAGTTTGAAACTTTCTCGCACGAAAGCCTACAACCCCTCTACAAAAGAGCAGTGTCGGTCAGAACCCACATTCGGAAAGAGAGTAGGAACTGCTGCGAATGTATAACCATTCCATTTCTTTCCAATTTAGCAAAAATTGGAAAGAAATGGAATACTTACAGACAATCGTCTGACTAAACAAAACTGCGTAACATTTCAACTATGATACAACATCAACACTGGGAAGACTCCATTCGCATACTCGTCACCGACGAGCAGCATCATGGTAGCATACAGGTGTTTATTCCTCACCGCACCGAAGACAAACCTTTGGATGGCGCAGCGGATGCTCTTATCTACTCGCTGTGGGTTGACGAAGCTCACCGCGGCCGTGAGGTAGCAAAACATCTGATGGAAGCAGTAGAAAAAGAGCTGAAGTATTGCGGCGTAGAAACCGTCGCAATCTCGTGGGACGGACGCGACTCTCCTCCATGGGTGTTGCATTGGTACGAAAGGTTGGGTTACGAAGAAAAGGCGTTAAACTATCAATGCAGCACGCTTCTCAAACGACTGTAATGTACGCAACCGCAGAAAGGTTTTTCAATAAAAGAAACTAATCCCGAAGGCCAAGGGACCGTACTCAGTGTGCCGCATGTCGCCACTCCGTAAAACGTAACTAACGGGCTCTGGTGCAGACGAGCGAGAAGAAGGAAAACTCAACCACTGCACATCTTTTTTCATTAACGGATTTATAGAGAACAATGAACACATTTATATCTACTTTTTTAGGCTGGGCATTCTTTCTTGGTGCCATCTTCGGCTGGACATTCTTCTTCGCCTTTGTCGTTTGGCGTGTGCGGATAATGCACAAGGAACGTCTTGTAAAGAAAAGTCTGCGAAAGAGCGAGGAGAAGCGGAAGACCGACTCTGACGACATGCCTGTGCTCCTCACTCCGAAAGAGCGTCGCGAATACATGCTCAACCACATCGAGGACGGACGTTTTTACGCAATCTCGTCGCTCCGTGGCTCTGACACCACCATTGTGTGCGCAGAGCGATATGATGCCGAAGAACAAAGGCTGTATTGCTATGCTTACCTTTGGATAAGCGGATATGGTGTGTATAATCTGCACATTAGTGACCCTCGCGGTATATTTAAATTACGTGATTTTGTTGGCAACAAGCCCCTGCGCATCGACTTCGACTGTAATCCTCACCTCGTTGTCTTTGAAGAAGAGAACATTTCTCCGTATATCACAGATAGAGACTACAACGACTTCGTGCAAAGCTTGCAAAAGGCCGGGTGCGATTGGAAGATTGAGAAGGGCGAAGATAACGGACTGGGCTCTTACAAATATCTCTTGAAAGAAACAATAAAATAATAACAAATACAACAAGCAAATGAAAACAAAAAACATTATTATGGCATCCATACTGCTTGTGATTGCCATCGTTATCGGCTCATTGGTAGCCACTTACTTCAGTTACAACAACCGCGAGATTGCCCTACGCCAGCAAGCCGAAGCGCAACGTGGAAAGATTGAGGGCGTTCATGACAAGATGTGGAAAATCATCCAGCAGAAGGCTCAGGTTACGGACGAGTACAAGCAGACCTTCGAGAAGATTTATCCGCAGCTCATTGCCGGACGCTATCAGAACGACCAGGGCACGATGATGAAGTGGATCAAGGAGAGCAACCCCAACTTCGATGTATCGCTTTACCGCGACCTCATGCAGGCCATCGAGATACAACGCACCGAGTTTCAGACCTCGCAGGAACGTATGCTTGACATCATCCGCGAACACGAAACGCTTACTCGCACCTACCCTGCCCGATGGTTTGTGTCGAACACCATACCTATCGAGTATAAGGTTATTTCGTCGTCGCGCTCCAAGGAAGTGATGAATGTAGGCGAGGATAACGACGTGGATTTGTTCGGCAAGAAAGAGTAAAGGCGTATGGAACTACTCGTTTTTCTTATCCCCTTTTTTGTATCGGCTGTGTTGCTGTTGTTCTTCCGCAAGCAAACCGTATGGTGGGAACATGCCATACTTATCATCCCCTCGCTCCTTGTGGGCGCAGCGATGATCTGGGCGTTTGAGCGCGTAGAGTCGAGCGACACAGAATACCTGGGCAGCTACGTCACGAAGATACGCTATTACGAGCCGTGGAATGAGCAGGAGGAGCATACCGAAACCTACACCGACGACAAAGGCGAGAGTCACACCCGAACCTATTACACCACGGTAAACCATCCCGAACATTGGACCTACTACGACCATTCGGGACGTGAGCGAAAATGTTCCAATGAAGACTTTTCGGCTATGAAGCGTCGCTTGTCGGTGGCTTCGGTGTTCGTGGATATGCACCGCAACTATTACACCCGTGATGGCGATGCGTATGAATACCGATGGAATGGTCAGCCCGCTACGCTCTATTCCGTTACCCGTGAACATGAATATGAGAACAAGGTGAAGGCTTCGCGCTCGGTGTTCAAGTTTGAGGACATCAGCGAGAAGGAGGCTCGGCGCATTGGACTATACGACTACCCCGACATTCGTCTGCGCGATCAATGCCCTATCATCGGAGCAAAGTTTTCTGCCCGTCAGGAACGAGCCATCCGCGTGCTCAACGCCCGATACGGACCGAAGAAGGAGTTTCGCCTCTATCTGCTTTTCTATCGCAACAAACCGCTATCCATTGCCGACCGACAACGCTCCTACTGGCAGGGTGGCAACAAGAACGAGCTTGTGGTGTGCGTAGGTCTTGACAGCCGTAACCGCGTGGTGTGGAGCGATGCCTTCTCGTGGTGTGACTCTCCCGTGCTCTCGGTAAAGAGCCGCGACTGGTTTATGTCGCACCGCCTCGACCTCTGCGCCTTCGCCTCGTACATCGAACCGATTGTGCAGAAGGAGTGGAAACGAAAGGAGTTTTCCGACTTCAAGTATATTTCGGTAGAGCTGAGCAACAAGGAGTATTGGGCTATTATTATCACCATGCTCTTGCTCAACATCGGATTGAGCGTATGGGTAGTAACCAACAATTATAAAAATTAGTATAAACAATAACAATCAAACAAAAACAATTATGAATTTCATTTTTTCAACACTCATCGTGACTCTCATAGTCATCACGCTTTTCTTGATCTTTGCCGTTTTTCTCAACAAGTTAGCATGGCAGCAAAAGGAGGTTTTCATTGAGAAGACTATCGAAAAGGTTTCGGAAATCTTTACGATTCGTTTTAATGATGCAATGGGGCGCTACGAGGCTGGACCGTGGTATCTTGTGGTATATACCAAGGAAGTCAACCTCCCGATATGGGTCTCTAACAACAATATCCGCAGCGTACACCCCGACCCGAAGAACCGCAAACTCATCATCAAGCAGTTCAATGGCGAGGATATGGTGATTGAGAACGTAGAAAACTACGAGATGCGCGCTGCCAACAAAATGGACGACCACGACATGTAGGCAGCGGACGCAACTAACAATATACTTTGACTGGATGTTTCCATTCGCTAATTTGACTTAGGTATGGCCCTGTTATCCGTGAGGATAGCAGGGCTTTTGGTTTACTCCTTTCCCAATCCTTGTCCGCCCCTTCTCCCCGTCTTTCCTTATCTTTGTGCTATAAACATTCAACAAAACACATATTTATCACAATGACAACAGTTAGCAACATAAGCGAGCTCCAACAGCGTAGTGAGGAGCTTCAGTCGCAAGGCTATGAGGCCGTTCTGCCTGGCGCGTTCTGTGCGCCCAAGCAGGGAGGCAGCAGTGTGTTTTCATGGGGCGATTACGTTCACCAGAAGCTCACGGCTTCGGCCACCATGACCGGAGCAGAAGGCAATGCGGCAAGGCGGGAGATTTCCGCCGTGTTCGGTTCGTCGGGCGGCGAGAACAAAGCCGTGCCGCAGGATGTAGGCACACCTGAACTTGGTTTCATTGAGTGGGGCGTGGGCAACCGACTGCCCAACCTCGTGTATTTGCTCTCCAAAATGTCGCCTTTTCCGGCAGCGGGAGTGGATTTCGTGAAGAAAATTCTCGTGGGCCGCGGTCCTTCGCCCAAGTATCACTATACGCAGTACGTTGGTGGCAATATCACCGAGAAGTACATTCCCTTCGCCTCGGCTGGCACCTTGCTCCGCGGACAGATAGCCGACCTCAAGGCTAAGGAAAAACAACTCTCACAATCAAATGACCAATTCTCTCAATCGCCTAATCAAACTTCACAATTGGATAACCAACTTTCACAATCGGCGAACAATTCTGAGAGTGAGAACAGCGAAGAGATGAAGTCGCTCAAGGCAGCCTTGGCAGAATGGGAACGCACCAAGAAAGAGCTGCAAGAGTTTATCGAGAACAACGACCTCATGCGCACCTATCTTGAGATGGCAGGCGATATGTCGCTCATGTCGCAATGCTTCTGCGAGTTGCAGCTCAACCAACGTCAGTTGGACGAGGACGGACGACCCGTGCCTACATCGCAGTGGAACCCGAAGATTGTCGGCATAAAGCCTCGCTCGGTGTTCACCACCCGACTGGAGCGTATGGATAGTCAGTATCGCATCAACTATGCCTATATGTCTAACCAGTGGCTCGACTCCACCCAGACGCTCACCGAAGCCGACCGTCGCATTGCCGCCGTGCCTTATCTTGCAGCCGACACAGCCGTAGCTGACCTCAACCGCCATGTGCGTGAGGCTCGTCAGCAGCGTGTGAGCTACAAGAACCGTCCCACACGCTTCATCATGTCGCCACGCGACTTCGGCGGTCCTTACTATGCCGATGCCATGTGGCACAGCATCTTTGCCGGAAGCATTTTTGAGTATGCCTTCACCATCATCGACGACCGACTCACTCGCAAGCGCAACAGCAACATCATCGGTCGCGTGATCTACATACATCAGGAATATCTCAAGCATCTCTACACCCAGCAGGGCGAAAACAAGAGCAAGACGATACCTCAGATACAGCAGGAGGTGTTCACCGACATCAACCGCTGGCTGTCTAATCCCGACAATGCAGGTCAGGCTCTTATCTCTTCCGTGTTCACCGGATTGGACGGTAAGGAGCACAAGGCGTGGGAGATTGTAGAGATTGAGAGCAAAGCCAACTCGCAAGCGCAAGCCGAGAAGACCGAACTCCAGGAAATATCATCCATCATCTTCTTCGCCATGGGCTTGGACTCGAAGCTCATAGGCAATACCCCAGGCGACGCTACATCATCGGGCGGCACCGACCTCCGCGAACGTTTCCTCGTAAAGCAAATCCAGTTCGCCCCATTGCAGCAGCTCATGCTCCGGCCATTGGAGGTAATCAGCAAGTTCAATAAGTGGGACCCGCATCTGGTGTGGCAGATAGACCGTGAAGTGCTCACCACACTGGATAACTCGAAAACGGGGGTGACGATGCAGGAATAGTAACGAACAAATGATATAGAGAATGATAGAACTGAATAAGATATATAATGAAGACTGCCTCGAAGGGATGAAAAGGATTCCGGACGGAAGCGTGGATTGCATTGTGTGTGATTTGCCGTATGAAGTATTGAACAAAGGCAACGAAAAAGCACAATGGGACAACATCATTCCGATGAAGCCGCTATTCAAAGAGTATTGGCGCATAGCAAAGCCTAACGCTCCCGTTATTCTCTTCTGTCAAGGAATGTTTACGGCACAGTTGATGATGGCAGAGCCTAAGACTTGGCGGTATAATCTGATTTGGCAGAAGGATAGACCTACGGGCTTCCTCAACGTGAGGCGTATGCCTATGCGAAGTCACGAAGACATTGCCGTGTTCTATCGCGCCTTACCTACATTCAATCCGCAAATGCGCCAAGGCTTCCCTTCTCATTCGAGAGGACACAAGCACGGTAAGCCAAAAGGCAACGCTTGTTATGGCAGCTACAATATCGAGATTTATTCAAAGGAAATGACAACTGAGAAATATCCTATTTCAGTGTTGCATTTCGACAAGGAGAAAGAACTTGATATGCACCCCACTCAAAAGCCCGTTGCTCTTATCCAGTATCTCATTCGCACCTACTCCAACGAGGGCGACACCATCTTAGACAACTGTATGGGCAGCGGCACCACTGCCATTGCTTGTATAAAAGAGAAGCGCAACTTCATCGGCTTCGAGCTCAACAAGGAGTATTACGACAAGGCTTGTAAGCGCATCAAGTTGGAGCAAGCGCAGCTCACGCTGTTCTGACAACTCAAAAATGGATAATTCCTAATCGGCTTACCGATAATTCAAAACTCAAAACTCAAAATTCGCATGATACTATCAACCACCAAGGAACTACGGCTCCACATCCCCAGCAACGCCATCGACGAGATAAGTTCTCTTCAAGGCATACTCGACAACAGCGAGAAGGATTTTCTTCGCGACAAGTTGGGCGACTCGCTCTACAACCGATTGTGCGAGTATTATCAGACCGTTTTGCCCGATGACTTCTATATGGCAGCCAGCAACGGCGAACACGCCCATCAACCATGGATGCAACTACTGCTTATGGCACAGCGCATGGTGACATACGATGCCATGTCGCGCTTCGCCTACACACAGGCCCTATCTATCAACGGCACGGGCATCAACGTGGCTTCAAGCGAAGACTACGGCACGGCTTCCAAGGATCTTCTCGACAAGGGAGTGCAGGGCTATAAGCGCGAGGCTATGGTGTCGCTCAATCAGATGCTCGTAATGCTTGAAGGTTGGGCAAAAGATTGTGTTAAGAAACAAGCTTCTGACGTACAGAAAACAGTCGAAAGCGTACCGAATACCAACAATAGTGTACCGAAAACGGACGAAAGTGCACAAACGACCGAGATTGAGGAAATCACGAATCTATGGAAAGAGAGCACCTACTACTACCTTCACCATGACCTCCTCATAGCCACATGTGCCGACCTTCAGCACTACCTCGACATCTACGAGAGTCGTGAGAAGTTCATCCGGCTTCTGCCCGACCTCCACTTCATTCAAGACGAATACATCAGCGAGGCTATTGGCGAAGACACGGTGCAGCGTCTGCTCCACACCGACGACCCTGCCGACAAGCCACTCCTTCGCAAGGTACGTCGCCTGATGGTGGCCCACCTGGAAGAGCGCACAACAATTCTCACTATTGACAAGGCACGCCGAGCCGCGGCCCACAACGAAGCCATTGCCCTACGCACCTCGGTGCTCCGGCTCATGGAAATGCACAAGGCAGTGGATGCCGCCAACGCCACCCCTGACAAGCCCTCAACCAACACCACCGACTCAACAAACAAAGGCTACGAGAACAACCAACCAGACAGCAAGATATTTGTGTCGCCACTGTTGTATTAATGGCCGTCTGAGCTCAAACAAATTCAATTAGTTGTAATATGGAAGAAATAATTCGCATTCTAACCCCTGCCCTCTCCGCCCGTATGCTCACCACCGACCAGCGTGAAGCCTTCGAGCGTGGTCTTACTCTTCTTGAGCAGAACCCACGGGCAATGTCGTTCGTAAAGGAGAGCCGACGTTTTCGCGACTACCATCGCCGTGTGCGTCAGCTCCTCACCTATCTGCAAACCATGCAGACCTCTTGCACGGAGATAAAGCGTCACGTCGGTCGCCCCACCAAGGAGGAGCAGGCCCTCTATGCCGAGCAGCAGAAGGAGAAGGCTCTTGAGGAAGCGCGTCGCTCGCTCTTCCCCGACCTAAAGCCCGACCTCACCTTGCAGCCTCTCACCTACGGCGGCATCGTAGCCAACCCCAACGGCGAGACCATTGCGTCCACCATGCCCAACCTTATGCAGCTCAGACCGTTCCTCTCTGTCCGACTGCAAGAGCAGGTCAATTCCGTGCGCTCCCTGCGCAACGAGATGGCTGCAAAGGCAGAGCAAGCAAAGACCATGGCCGAAGCAAACGAGAAGGCTGGCAGACCTATCTACACCGAAGAAGAGATTGCCCTTCTCGCCACCCGTGCCGTGAAGATAGAAAGCGAAATTCTCCCACACATCTACATCAACGTTGACCGTGAAATCGGCGAGGCTTACCTTCGCCTATCACCTCGCACCGGCGACCCCGAATACATCGCCCGAATAGAGAAGGCGTGCAACGTCCCACCGCAGAACATACGCGCCCAGTTCCGCCCCTTCTACGACAAGGCGCTCGCCCGTGACCCACTTTTCGCCCAGTCGGTAGCCAACAAGATAGCTAACGACCGCCCCGAGGTGAAAGCCGCTCGCGACGCAGCAGCCCAGCACAAAGCCGAAGCCGACGCTCTCATCAAGTACATCATGCGCAAGGACAAGCCATCGACCAAAGCCCGCGCCAAGGGCCTTACCGACCGCATCGCCCAACTCCGCAAAGAATACTCCGACATCGTGACCGAGGACGAACTGAAAGGCTACGAGGCTATTCTTGAGAAAGTAAAAGAAGAAATGAAATGACACCATTCGAGATATTAAAGGCTACCTGTACAAATGCCTGCCATGACCGCCACGCTTGCGCCGAAGGCTATCGTGCCCTGCTTGCCACCGAAAATATCAGTCAGCTCATGGCTGTGTGGCGAGCCAACTGGGAAGACATCGTAGAGAGCAAATACGCCGACATCATCAACGACCGTCTGCCTTCCCTCTACCCCACCCTAAGAGCAGAAATGAACGCTGCCGGTATCTACGTCAACGAATGTCCGAAGACAGCACCAGAGTTTGTGTTTGTCATCGTTACCGACTACGACGTCATCGTTGACATCAACGACTATGCCCGCTGCTACGTTTTGGGCGAAGCCACCGTCCGTGCGTGGGATCATAGCCAGGTGTATAGCGACCGTTGCGACCAAGCCATAATCGAAATCCACGACTATGCCTATGGCCATGTAAGCAAAGGATGGGTGCAAGCCGACACAGCCGCCCGACTATGGACCGCCACCGATGCCGTGCTCAATGACAGCGTGACGTGCGAGGCTCACGGAGGCACTGTCAAGGCTCACTCCTACCGCAAGCTCGAAGCCTACGGCGACACAAAGGTTTATGCCACATCAGAGCGTAACATCACGCTCTACGGCAATGCCAAATTTGTAGTATAACAACAAAGGCTCAGTAAGGCCCATTAAAAAACAACCAACATGAACAGCAAACTCACAATACTTGCCGACGGCAAGCCTCTCGCCCTAAAGGAGGACGCATCCATCAGTATCGAGTTGAGCAACCCATTGTTCAACGACACCGAGATGTTCTCCTATCCCGTGGAGCTGCCCATCGAAGGCAACCGACATTTCCTAAAGAACGTGGATGATGTCAGCAGCGACATCCGCCCCGTGAGCTACGAGCACACGCCGATGCAGATTATCGCCGACGGTGTTCCCTTTGCGTCGGGCACAGCCATCATCCAGGAAGATGAGCGTCTGGAAGACTCCCTCTCGCTCAACATTGATGCAAGCACACAATCGTTCTCTGACCTCATTAGCGACCTCAAGTGCAACGAAGTACCTATACCGTCTAAATATAAGGACCAGCTCCTTATAGGCGAGAAGATCGACGAGGTGAATGTAAGCGTGACGTACAACACTGAGGTTGTCATCAAATATGAAGGCAAGAAAGGCAACAAGAAATTTGGTTCGGTGGGCGAATCCGATACTTACGCTACCTTTTCGCCTCAAGCTCTCGGTTTCTCCTATCCTGCCCAATGTAAGGAGACGGGCGACAAGCACGAAGCTGTATTGAAGAAGACATATACTTATCCGAACGGCAATGAAGTGAAGGTGCCCGACGTTCTTACATCTTACATTAACGTTAGCGATCCTTATCCTCTCAAGTTGTTCTGTAATGCCCGTGTCTGCTATAAGCATTACGATCTTGCCGAAGACGGCTCAACGTCAGACAATGTGGTGGAGTCTATTAAAGCCCGTAATGGCGAGGACAGCAACAACACGAGCGAGAAGGAAATGTATGAAGACCGCGGACCTATCTGGGTATTGGATGCCGACCGTCCGCAATCAGGCATCTGCTTCTACGTGCTATTCTTCCTCGACTGCCTCTTTGAGTATCTTGGCGTACAGTTCGACAACTCGGCTCTTACAGCCATCGGCGATATGAATCGTCTTTGCTTCTTCACCACAAAATGCTCCTACGACATTAAGCCGCTATACGCAAAGTCATTCTACAAAAAAAAGGATGAAGCTGTGATAGCTGGATTAAAAAAGGAAGGCGACGTAAAAGAACCTTTCTTCTTCAAGGAAGCCGGTAGCGAAAAAGACGTGAAGAATCTTTTCGACGATGTAAACGCATGGCTCAGCTCGCGCGGTTGTGGCGGTCAGCTCAAACTCGAAAATCCGAAGAACAAGAGCGTGCAGGAGGTGAAATATCGCCAAGTGACGTTTAAAGTCGTTGAACATAATTATGAAGACGCTTTCTATAATCAGGGCGCTTTCAAAAGCACCGAGGTAGTGAAAGTAGACGGGGGCGAAACAACCGTTACCGTAGGCACCGACAATGTGGCAAGTATCACTTGCAAGAGTAAGATCAAGTCGGCGCGGATGAGCGCAAGCATCTTCCGTATGTATGCCAATGGAGAAAATTTCCCCGCAGAATCGGTATCAGACGTTATCGACTCGCTTGAACAGCAGTTCGGCATTAAGTTTCATTACGACTACGAGCAGAAGAAAGTGACAGCCTATCTCATACGTGATGTGTTCCGCAAGCAGAATCCCGACCCTCGTTCGTTCCATGCAAAAGTGCTCTCAATGGTGCCTATGACGGAGAAGATAACCGGTGTACGTGCCGGATATGCAGCCGAAAGCGAAGCGAAAGAACAGAAGGACAACGTGAAGAACAAAGTGAAGGACTACAACACCGATTATGATTATATAGAATATCCTAAAGACTGTACTGTGACAAGCCTTACATATAAGGACATCATTCATCGTGTGAAGAATGGTGAAATGAGCGTGTTCGTTGACCTTCAGACGGGTAATAAATATCGTGTGAAGATTGACAAGGATTTCACCAATGTTGACGACATGAAGCCTCGCTTGTTTGAAGTGGCAGCAATGAAGGGGGTGGAGATAGGCGATTGTTCTACTATCAATGAAGACTTCATTCAGGAGTTTAAGTCTTCGTTTGTTCCCGTTGGAATGGTGGATGCCAACTACCGTAAAGCCCTATCATCAACATCGGGCAGCCAGTGTGTTTCCGACGACGCGAAACAGCCAACCGAAGTAGGCAAGGAATATAAAGGTAAAGAGGTTGTAGGATTGAATGAGTCTTACGCCAAAACCCAGATGGCAGCTCTCGTTGACGAGGATATGGAGCATGAGTTTGTCAAGCAGTACGTCAAGAACACTATGTCGTCTATGGTGGCTGACTTCTACGTCACTGAAGAGCTCTCACTGCGTGAGAGCTATGATCCTTCTTCCACCGATGACGGCAACTCGCCCCTTCAGTCATACGACTGGGGATTGTCTATCGCTATCATGCGAGGTGGCGGCGTGGACTCAACACACGAAGCCTACGACTACAACTATGACGGCTTCGGAAACTCGAAGTGGCGCACAAAGGCTGGCGACTATGCTCTGACAACGGATTCCATCGACCCCTACGGCGTAGAGTACGACTACAACGGCATTGAGCCGGGCATCGGCAATGAGGAACGTTTCTCACTGAAGCCTCGTGCTTGGGTGCAGCCAGAATGGGCAGATTCTCCACTTGTGGTAAACACCCCTTCAGTCAAGAACCGTGGCTACGTAGACGTGTTCCTCGTCGATTATATCCACTTCATCCTCAATCGGAAGCGTTACTATATCAAGTGTCTTGCCTCCGTTGCTCAGATAGCCGACATTCAGAATCACTGGAAAGAGTGGTGGAACATCGACGGCAAGAAATGCTTGATTGACAAGGTGAATGCCGAGATTTCGGCACGTGACGGATTGGGCGAGGTGGAACTTGAGGTTTTCGCTATATAATATCTTTATAATATATACATCTCCATATCAAGAATTGATAACTAATCATTAATAATCGAAATAATGGCAGCAAATCTGAAATTAGTTGATGGCTCAATATTCAACGGCAACCCTATCACGTTCGCCGTCACTCCGCTCACGCTTAGTGGTTCGCCTTCGTTTCACCGAATGGTGTTTGAGGTGAAGTGTGGCGTGAGTGGCGGCGGCTACGAGACCATACGTTTGACGGAACCCGTCTTGACAGAAGACGGCAAAGCAGTGCATATTGACATTTCATCTGCCCTGCGCACCTTCCGCGACTCCTACGAGTATTCGCCTGAGCCGGGCGTAATGCCAGTCGTAAAATTCAACGTATCAGCATACGACGAGTATATGACTGACGGAGAAGTGAAGAAGTCGGAGCCAGTGTCTTATCTCGCCGGCGAGGAGGTGAAGCAAACTATCTTCGGCGGCTTTTCAGACTACGACCGCTTGATGGGTGAGCAGGACATGAAGGTGGGCAGACTGACACGTAAACCTAACACCACGCCCCAGTTGGTGTGCGTAGGCGAGCAGCTTGTCTATGCCGATGCGTACAGTCCGGCTGTAAGTCTGACAACCGCCACTTGGGATGCGCCCGAAGCCAAAGCCTACAATATAACGGCAGAAGGCGCACAGACCGTAGGCGGACAGCAGCTCTTTGCCCTACCTGCTTCTGAGGCAGCACTACGCACGGAATTTCGCTTCATCAACTCGTTCGGTGTGCTTGAGAGCATCAGCATACCCAAGAGCTATGCGCAGGAGGTAGGCATCAAAACCACCAACTATACTGTGACTCGTAAGGAGACCTTACACTCTTTCTCTCGGTCGGCAGTACGCAAGCAGGGCAACAAGGAAGGTTGGAACTACATGACCGACCCATTGGACGAAACATGGCTCGCTTGGTATCTTCACGAATTGCTCATGTCCGAACACGTATGGCTGAAGATTAACGGCATTTTTCTGCCCTGCATCATCGAGTCGGAAGAGACCATAAAATATGCCGACGATACCAAGGACGATTTATACAGTGTATCATTCACAGCACGACTCAGTTTTTGCGGCAGCACAAAGATATAAGTCTTTTAGTCTTCATCTCTATATTTCTTATGACCTCAAGAGTCACCATGCTCTTTGGGTCGTGTACGTTGGGGTATGTCCGCATCATGCAAACGCTTTTTGCTAAATTTGCAACAGAAAAATTAACGTAATATATGACACAAGCGACAACCAAAGACTATTGGATTTCGCCCTCGGCATTGCACATCGAACTGAATGCCCTTGGCAATCCTGACTATATCCAGGCATCGTGTATGAGCGGTGCAAAAATACTTGTGTACGTTAAGGACATCATCAGCTTCGATGCCGGACACAACTACCGACGCTGGTCCTTGCAGGCAGCTCCAACGGTATTCAACACCCATACCGAGAAATACGTCTATGCAGCCATCCCTCGCGACATGACGCTCACGGCTTCGGCATGGATAGTATTCCCGTCCGAACAGATAGACATCTACGGCAAAAATGAAAAAGAAGAACAGGTAGGTGACGAGAAGTACTACTACATCTTTCTGCAGGGCATTATCACCTCGTCGGGCGATAACGGTACGGTGCAGCGCGATTGGAAGAAAGGCGGAAGTATAGTATATGGCTACTTGTCCTCAGATGAAGCGATCAGTGCCATTCCCAACGAAAGCGAGTGGTATAACTATTCTTCAGTAGACGGAATAGTAACCTTCCTTAAAAAAATTATGATGAAAGCCGGCACTAAGTTTTTTACTCTTTATGCCGATACAGTGAAGATTCTGTCGGGAGGCGAAATCTTGTTTGAAGAAAAAAACAGGTCTATAACTGGTGTTGCTGATAATAATACTGCTGATACTGTTACTGACAAGATCGTTACTCCGGCCTATCTTTCTGAAAGGGCTTTGTCTAAGATAATGGATGATTCTGCCAAAGGACTGATAACATTCCTCCGCGGCATCCAGCTTGGAAGCGAGTATTCCATCAGCGAGCTGGGAGAGGCGGTGCTGAAAAGCCTCACGTTGGGGAAATACGGCATCACAAGCACGGGAGACGCGACACTGGGAGAGATAGCATCGACGGACTATAACGCAGACGAGCAGAGCGGTTACGGACTGAAGAAGAGGACGGATGGAAAATACAAGCTCTCGCTTACAGACCTCGAAGTATGGGGCAAGGCGGTATTCCATGAACTTGAGATACGCAAGCTGTCGTATGTCGGCGGAAATTTCGTTTTCTCACCGGCAGGAAGCAGTCTGTATCACGTTGAGCTGGTGGAAGGGGATTACTGGTGCTATATTCTTGCCGACGACGGAGAGAAGGCTACAGAGAATCTATGGAAGGAAGGCGACTTGGCGAGATGCAAGACCTTCAATGTGAAGACTGGAGTTTATGAGAACGTGGCGAACAAGGACTACTGGCGCAAGGTGACGTGGGTATCGCCAAACACCTACGAAAACGACAACAGCGGCAAGACGATCCTTGCCGGACGGAAATTCCACCTGATAGTGCTGAGCGGCACCGACTGCATGGCAGGCAGTGACATTCCAGCGGCAGGCGACGACATCTGCTGCTTGGGCAGCAAGACACATGCGACGGAAAGAGGCAATGCCGTGATGATAAACACTACAGGCGACGGAGCGCCGAGCTTCATCCAGTATGCTGGCATCAATGATTACACCTTGACGGGCAAGGAGGTGACGAAACTATCCCCGAGCGGCAATATCATCCGTGGCGCTTTCTATGCGCAGAACGGCACGAAGGAACTGTCATTCGTCCTTGACGAGCAGGGAAAAGCACTTGACGGACTGTCGAAGACAATCGCAGAGCTGAAAGTGGAAGCCGACAAGATTTCGGCGAAGGTGGATAACGTGGCGAGGACATACCGCAACCTCATCCCCGACTCCAAGGTTATGCTGAGGAGTAACGGCTATGAAGTGTGTCGCAGGACAGTGAGACTTGAAGCAGGGACTGTCTACACGCTCAGCGCGAGAGGCACTGCGGAAAACAGTCTGACAAGCACGGGAGGCAGTCTGAGAGTCTACCTCTACAATGCCGGTTGGTCATTCGCACAGGCAGTGGAAATCACCGGCGAAGACCAGACCGCAAGCGTCACCTTCGACATAACCGAAAGCGGAAACTACAATGTGGCAGCCTACGCTTGGCACAATGAGTCAGTAAGCGTTTACGGCAACAGACGAGCACAGGAAAAAGGCTTCTTCCGTCTCGACTACATGCAGATTGAAGAGGGAGACACGGCGACACCATGGACCCCAGCCGAAGAAGACCCTGCCGTAACAGGCAATCTTCTGCCCTGCCTCGATGAAGGAGGATGGGTGAAGGCATCGGGAACGGAGCTCACCACCGACGCTTACGTGGTTGATGGAAGACATACCACCGTGGCGCACTATAAAGATACGAAGAACAAGGCGCTTATGCTGCTGCAATGTCCTGTAACACTGGACGGAGAATCCACTTATACCCTGTCGATGTGGGTGAAGGGCACGGGCACCTTGGGAACGGTACTCGGACCTGCCTGCACGGTGCTCACAGAAGACAACCAGGGACACGAGGCAACAGGAACGACAGGAGGAGTGGCAAACACCCTCACGGCAGACTGGAGGAAGATCATCGTAAGATGGTCAACGGCATTCAGCGTCTACAACATGATAAAGAACTCCGGCTACAACGATGCTGCGGGACAGCTCACGTCATGGAGTACAATGGGAACATGGCAGGTAAGCTCCAACGGTATGGCACAGCTCACCAACATAGCATCGAGCGCAAGTTTCGGTCAGCTCTCTCAGCCTGTCAAGATTACAGCCGGAACGATATACACCTTACAGTTTAGCACCACCAATTTCGGCATGACCCTGCTCCTCGCCAACATGGGACCTACGGCAGTTACCCTTGACGGGAAGTCTGTCACGGCAGACGCTTCCGGCAAGATAGAGATGGCGGCAGACCAGACCGTGACCAACCACATCGTCACCTTCCAGGCAAAGAGCGTGAAAGGCACACCTGCCGTAGTGTTCCGTATGACGCAGAAATACGGTTCTGTTGGCAAGGTGATGCTCCACGAAGGACACATCCCATCGGTGTACCACACGCAGGAAGACGTGAAAGACACCCTTGTCCTCGTGCAGCTCTCTGCCGGCGGCGAGGTGTGGGTGGCAGGAGTGAAGCTCGAAAAGAGCTACAGGGCGACGGAATACACAGAGCGCACCCTCACGGCAGGTCAGCTCCTGCCAGTGGGCATCGACATCGAGGCACAGAAGATAATCGCCACTGCGGACAATTTCGTGGTCAGGAACAGGCAAGGCGAGACCACCACGGCAATCACTGCCGACGGGCAGCTCACGGCAGGAATCCTCGCAACGATGAACAGAGGCGAGGGCTACGTGAAAGCCCAGGACGGACTCATGGAGGTGTTCAACGGCAAGGGTCAGTTGAACATCCAGTTCGGTCTCGATCCGAACAGCGGAATGATGGTGCTCTCGTATTACGACAACCTCGGCAACCTGCTTTACAATCTCGGTCCCGGCGGACTTGAAAACAAAGGCTTGCAGACCGCCAGTGTGTCAACCTATTCGGCAGAAAGACTCGGCACCTTCTTCGCAAATGTGATTGTGATGGGCGGTGTGACCTCCTACGATGATGATGTGTACCACACCAATTCCGACGGAGACAATATCATAGACAGCAAGTTCAAGAGTCAGCTCATGCCAAGCGCCGCTACAGGAGCAGGCTACGAGCCGAAATCGAGGATGAACCAGTCTGCCGACATCTATTACTACCGTGCTGCGAGGGTCAGCAACGCTTATGTAGCAGACACTGCCAACGGCATCAACACCCCTGCTCTGGCACAGCAGGCAGACGGAAAATGGTTCAACCGCCGACCGCTGTATATGAACGGCAGTTTGCAACTCATCACCTCGGGAGTGTATATCGAAAAGGGCGAGAAACTGCATTGGGGAACGAAGAATAACGGTCTGAACGTGCTCGCTATCTACGTGTATAACTACTACACCGACGTGGACGGAACGAGAGAGAGAGTGGAAGTGTTCGTGGAATAAACAAAAAACAATAAAAAACATGAGAAAGGTAAGAATCGGCAATGACATCTATGTCAGATGGGAGGTGAAGACAGACGGACAAGCCGTGAGCCTCGAAGGGAAGGCGCTGAAGCTCTACGTGAGGTCGGCGTACAGGAAAGAAGAAATCACGACCTTCACGGTGGAAGGCTGCGTGGTGAACTTCACCTACCCTGCCTCGATGCAGCGCTTGACGGGAGCAAGGGCAGTGATACTCGAAGATGCAACCGAAGGAGCGCCACGCAGGACTGTCTGTGCAGACCAGGCATTCACGCTCGTAGCACATTCCTGCGAGGAGAACGATGATGACGTTGAATTTGAAGACTTTATGGTAAGCCTTCAAAGCAACGTGCTCATCGGCAAGCCCGGACTTTCGGCATACGAGGTGTGGCTCAGTGAGGGCAATACGGGAACACTCGAAGACTGGTACGCCTTCCTGCGCAAGCCAGCCACCGACATTGCATCTGATGTGGCTGCGGCAGAAGCGGAGCGCAGATCAGCGGAAACGGCAAGACAGGAGGCGGAAACGAAGCGTGAAGAGGCGGAAACGAAGCGTGAAGAGGCGATTGTCAAGTTTGAGAATGACTTTAATGAGAAGTTAGACCTGAAAGCAAACCTTGAGGATGTGTCAAGTTGCGCCAACACCCCGATAACAAATACAGAAATTGACAACTTATTTTAAATAAAGTATGGAAGAAAGAAAATATTTAAATGACACAGGACTTGAGCACCTGGTAAGCAAGTTTAAGTCTGCTCTATCAGAAAAGCAGGCAAAGGGAGACTATGCACAGTTGGTGAACGGCAAGGTTCCTTCAGGAATGCTGCCAGCCTATGTGGATGACGTGGTGGAGTTTGGAGGTATGCCCGACAAGGGTATCAAGATTCTACAGAACTCTACAGCTGACTGGACAAAAGTTATTTATGACAGTGGCACCAAGAGGTTCTATGCCACCAAAGGTGTAGAGGTGGAGGATAGTACCGCCCTTGTTCCTGGAGGAACCGCCAAGCCAAAGCTTTTGGAAGTGTATGACAACTGGACGGAGAGAGAGAATTTTCAGGAACTCACCACCAATGTACCCTATTCCGGAAAAATCTACATTGACACGACAGGGAACAAGCAGTACCGATGGAGCGGCAGCGAACTTGTGGAAATAAGTTCGGGAGGAGTAGTGCTTGGTGAAACAGACAGTACGGCATATCCCGGAAACAAGGGAGCAGCAAATGCGGAGAAGATTGAGGGTATTCTTAAAGGAGACCTTCCATTGGCATCACTGAGCATTACCCCAAGCTGGAAGGCATACACCCAGACAGGCGAGGCTCTCACTTTCCCCTCAACGTCAAACCTTTCCACCATTTATGGTTATAAGGTGACATTTGCAGGAAAGTACAAGTGGACAAAGGATGATGCCCATAAGGCACCTACGGCAGTTGCTGGTGGAGACTGGGCAGCCAAGGCATTGCCTAAGAGTGGAGAATTCTCAGAGGAAATCACAGTAGAGGACATTACAGCTGACAGGACATTCACTGCAAAGGTATCTGCCAAGAAGCAGGGACTTGTGCTTGCAAATGGCATCATCCGCCAGGCAGACAGTACAGACCTTGACTATTCTTCTGCATCAGCAAGGGTACATTTCCAGTATAAGTGTGTTGCAGCATCAGTAACAGAAGCTGCTCCATCAGCAAGCACTTTGACAAGTCTTCTGACAAGTGTGGTAGTTCCTACTCCAAGCAAGAAGTATGAGCTTCGTGATGGCAAGTCAAAGGTGGCTACAGGTGTTACTACTAACAGCACAAGCTATTATATGTATGCCTATCCGTCAGTGCTTGGCAACCTCAGCAAGATTGTGATGAATGATGCTACTCCATTGCTTGATGGAGGCTTCAATCTCACAAAGGTCACTGTGACAGACCCAGAGACCAAGAAAGAGTTGGAATATAATGTTTATACAAGTGTGCAGCGTGGTGCTTTCACTAATGCTAAACTTGAAATGGCTTAAACAGGAGGATTGAAAATGACAGTAAGAAAAGGTTTAGGACAGGCGAATATTCTTCGCACTAACAATAATACTTCAACAGGCTATGGTATTGTCTATGCAGATGAAGTAAGTGGTCACAGGACTGTGGCTAATCTCACTGCATTGTATGCTCTGAATGACTGGCAGTTGTCTGCAAGTGGAGATAATACTGGCAGTGATGCAATAGGTCAGCTATGGTATGTGGTGGATGCTGATGGCAAGGGAAATGGTGCCCTTTATCAGCTGAAGGACTGGAGCAAAAGAAAAGAAGCTGCAGGCTGGAGTGAATTCAAGGGTACAGGTGGTGAAGTAGACCTTTCAGGTTATGCTACAACATCAGCCTTGAATGATGCTGTTTCAGGCATTGACACCAAGCTTGCACAGAAGGTAGACACTACAGTTGCAGAGACTACTTATGTCAAGAACTCAGACTTGGCTTCATTGTCAAATGAGGAGATTGACACCTTGTGGAACGCATAAATCAGAAACAAATATTAATCATTAATTTTTCATATTATTATGGCAGAAAGAAAATACATTACAGACGAGAACCTTAAAAGATTTGGTACAAACGTCAAGCTGGCAATCAAGGCTTCAGAGACTACTCTTGATGGCAAAATCACCAATGTTGCTAACATTGCAAACAATGGTGTGACAGCGGCAGCAGGAGCACTTGCAGAGGCAAAGAAGAAAATTGCAAAGGGTGCTCTTGCAACAATCAATGGTCAGTCACTTGAGAATGGTGGCAACATTGAACTTGACTTCACTGTAGCAGAGTTTGTCACTAAGCTTCCTGATGTGGCAACAGCTTCAAAGAGCAAGATTTATTTGGTAGCATCCAGTGAAAGCGGAACCCAGAACACCTATGCTGAGTATATCAAGGTAACTGTAGATGGTACCGACAAATTTGAGAAGCTTGGTGAGTATAAGGCAGAGATGGATCTTGCTCCTTATGCCAAGGCTGCAGACCTTACTGCTCATACAGGTAATACGAACAATCCTCATGGAGTAACCAAGACACAGGTAGGTCTTGGCAATGTGGACAACACAAGTGATAGCACCAAGGCTAACACAGCAGGCAACCCTATCCATGATGCTATTGCAAAGAAGGTTGATGCAACCAAGATTGCTTCTACTACATCTCTGGGTCTTATCAAGGCTGGAACTACATCTGGCAAGACCTATGGTGTGAATGTAAATGCTTCTACAGGTGCAGCTACAGTAAGTGTTCCTTGGACAGACCAGAATGTTTATCAGGCGATGTTGCCAACGTCAGATGCCAATGCTTATCCTATCCTTGGTTCTGCTGAGAAGAGTCTTACTGACGGCAAGGCTGCACAGAGTGTTTACCTCAAAGGTCTGACTTTCACTCCAAAGGGCAGTGTGCTGAGTGTTGGTACAGGTGAGATGGTGGCTGCTAAATTTACTGGTGCTCTTGAGGGCAATGCCAAGACTGCCACTTCAGCAACAAGTGCAACAAAGGCAACCCAGGATGGCAATGGCAACAACATTGCAGGTACTTATCAGACACAGGCAGCGTTCAATAACTTCAAGGCTGAATTCAAGGATCTGACTCCTACAGAGATTGACAACCTGTGGGCTACTGCTCCAGATACACTTTCCTAAGTGAGGAAGATTACTGAGTTTACGTTTTAATTCAACAATGGGAAGGAGTGTCGGATAACTGACTTCCTTCCCTTTTTAAATTCAAATGAAGAAACTATGGCTGATATAATAAAGATAACCAGTTCTCTACTTAAGAGGATTTTCAGTAATATAAAGAGGGAACTCAACAAGAAGGCAAATTCAGATGAAGTGGTCCTCATTGACTATATAGGACAACCAGATTGGGTGGCTCCTCTTGATGGTAGTAGCAGAGTGCCAAGAGAGAATCTTCCTATAATGGGAGCCATCCAGGAGTTTAGAATGGGGGTGGCAAGTACTCTGAATAACAGCTCTGCTACTGGATGGGACTATATTGTCTTTGACACTTCAAGGCAGAAGTTTGTAGCATATAAAGCAGGAGCATATTATTCCAATTGGTCAGACAGTGCAGACTATGTGGATAAATCTACCTTCAAACCACGTAAAGACAGACTGTTTGTAAGCAATACAAACGGTAAGTTCTACAGATATGATGGTTCAAGTCTTGTGGAATGTTGCATGCCTATTACTTACTCTCCTTGGGTAAAGCAGACTAAGAATAATTCAACACATACCTTTGGCGGTATAGTAGTGGATTCTACAGGTTTTGGCAGTGATGGAGTTATTGCGGATGTATATAAGGGAGAAACTGTAGGAGACCTGACTAAATGGAGAATAAGAATTTATAACTTTATAGATATACCATTGAAAATAGGCAGAATACCAAGAAATGGTTCTACAGATGATTCCTATTATATGCAATCCTATAAACCTGTGGCAGATAAAATGAATATTGTAGAGTTTTGGGCTGAAACTTCAGATATTAAGATAACAGTGAAGAGGGTGTAAAAGATATGAGAAAGATAGAACGTATCTTCGTGCATTGCACTGCTTCTCTTCTGTCTTGTGGCGTATATTGCCGTGATGCAGGTGACTAAAAGCCGATGTGCGTGGATAGCTGCGGAGCTGACAGGGATGGGGATGGTGTATGCGGTGTGTTTTTATAAGTTGATGGTTTAACTTTATAAATAGAATTGAATGGGAAAGATTGTAAATAGGATAATGGAAGGAGGTGCTGAATGACAGAAGGACTTGCGAGAGGAGGGGTTTTCCTGCTCATAAGTAGCGGAACATTCTCAAAGGAAGCACTGGGCGTGCTGTATGACCTAAGATGGATGCTGATACTGATAGCAGTGCTGATAGTGGCGGATTTCTGGTATGGGCTTAGCGAGAGCCTTCAGAAGAAGGAGCATTTCAGATTTTCCAGAGCAGGCAGAAGGACTTGCAACAAGTTCATGGACTACATCGGCTACCTGCTGTTGGGAACATTCTTCGGTCTCGGCATCTTCGAGCCGCTGGGCATCGCCAACCACGTGACAACGGCGGCGATAGGACTCGGCTTCGGGTGTATCTGGGAAGTGGACAGCATCGTGGGGCATATCTGCGCCCTGCATGGAGTGACAAACAAACTAAGTATAAAGAAATTCATCATCTGCCTCATTCGCAAGCGCAACAAGGACGTAGGCGATGCGATAGAGGAGGCACTTGAGGAAGAAGATGACAAAAAACAGAATTAAAATGAGAAAGATAGAAAGGATTTTCGTGCATTGCACGGCGAGCAATCAGTCTTGGGGAGTGAAGGAGCTTTGGGCAGAGTTCAAGGCGAAAGGATGGAAGCAGCCCGGCTATCATTATGTGGTGACTGCTGACGGAGGCGTACATCAGATGCTCGCAGTTGAAGAGGTGAGCAACGGAGTGAAGGGCTATAACTCCACAGCCATCAATGTGGCTTATGTGGGAGGAATAGAGCGACCGAACAAGAAGATTGTGGCGGTTGACAACAGGACTCCGGCGCAGAAGGCAACACTGAGGAAGCTGCTTGGCATACTGCACAAGAAATACCCTGCCGCAAGGATAATGGGACACCGCAGCATCTGGGGAGAGGACACACCGTCCAAGTGGCAGAAGAGCTGTCCCTGCTTCAATGCGGTTGAAGAATATAAGGATATTTAATATATGAAGATCTGAATAAAAAAAGGCTGCTTCTATCCTCACAGACTGAAACAGCACGAACTATTAATACTTTACAGAAATATGACTAAGAGTCACATTCTTGTCTGCAAAGGTACAATATTTTTCTTGTTTTCACTATGAATTACATGAATTTTAGTTCACTAACATAGGACCCGTGTCGCGTCCTGTGAAAGATATGTTGATGTTGCGGGCGTAATCGCCGTTCTTCTCGGTCATTTCGTCTACATGCAGCGTCACTTTGAACGTCTTTTTACCATACTCGTCGCCCTTGTCGAGAGTCTTGATTTCGGCCCATGCTCCTTTGACGGGCTGATTGTTGTCCCATGTGCTAAGTTCGTTCTTCTTGTATTCGGGCTGCCACTGCTCTTTCCATCCCCATAACGAACCGCCGACTTGCACCACCTCGTAACGGCCGTCGTACATGTCGTCAGCAGGGGCATTGTAAACTAAAAAACCGATGGTGTAGTAGTCGGTCTTGTACTTACCTACCATTGGGTCGCTTTCAAGTCCGAACGAGCCCAAGCCACTACTGGTTCGGGAGTAAGACAGCTGATGTACTGGCTTCTCTTTGAGAAGTTTTGAAAAAGCCGACTCCACCGGCACATACTCCGGCTCTGCATCATCACCGCTGCTGCAACTGCCCATACTCACACATGCTGCCATCATCATCGCCAACAGCAGCATCATTCTAAAAGTTTTCTTCATACATTTATAGTTTAATACGTTAGTCCTTTCGTAGGTTTGTGTTTATCACAACGGAAGACACAAATTTTCACAAAAAGACATGAGTGATATATTTGTGTTCTTTTGTGACATCTGATTTTCTTGGAAGCAGAACCTTCCGTCCGACAAGTCGGCCAAGGGCTCCGAGGCTTACCTCGCTGTAATGAAGGCGTACAAGGCGCAGCACAAGATTGGCAACCCGTACAGCTTCATGCACTCGCTCGTCACCGACGACCTCAAGGCGATGCTCGCAGGCAACGACCTCACGGGTGGCGTAAAGCCCGGCGGGCTCCACTACTGAAGGTGGCGGTGGTTCTACGGGCAACCCAGGCGAGGCAGACGGATAGTCTGCCTCTTCGCTAAGGTGGTCATTTCCCACGGTAGGCACACGAGGCTTGCCGTGGGATATTTTATTCTTCGGGCAGCAGCACTACGCCAACGCGGACTTTTGCACCACAATGAGGGCAGAAAGTGGTGGTGTTGACGATATTGTCGGTCACTGCTTTATTCTTTTCCTCAGTGTCCGCTTGCTGTGCTTCTTTCGTAATGCTTGTTTCTTCCGTGTAATCTGATTGAACAGGTTCTTCAACGTCGTTTTTATCCTTTGTTTCATCTTCGGTAATGTCGGGGGATTCTAAGAGTAGATTCTCTTCAATGTCTTCTTGTATGTAATTCTTTTCCTCCTCTTTTTCGTCCAAATCGTAGAAAAACTCGCGGGGGTCAACGCCCAATCCCTTTGCCAAGGCAAGCAATGTGCTTGTCTTCGGGTTGTTGCCGATACTTTTCTTTATATTCTGTTGTGCCACGCCTGTAGCTTCGGCAGCTTTAACAAGAGTGATGTCATGCTCGTTGAGATAACGCAGCACATCAAGTACTATATTCATAACTATTATCCTTTTGTATTATTTCGTATGCAAAGATAATACTCTTTTATTGTATCTGCAAGAAAAACCCGATAAATCTAATATTTTTGTATTGTTTTTGTATAATTTCTTTAGAATGTATCCTTTTTCTGTATATTTTGGGAAAAAAATAAGTTGGAGCATAAGCGTTTATGTGGTGTATGAATTATTCTTCAGCCCCTATAAATAGCTAATAATCAATGATTTAACCGACTCGCCACTCTGTAAAAGCACGCCCAAAAGGAGTACCTAAATAATTGATAATAAGAGCAATCGTACTCGTCAATCCTACCCCGAAACCTTGATTCGGAAGCGAGACCAACCGCCGCTCTGAGTAGCCTCGTGGTGTACCCGCCTTTGGTGTCGGCTGCATATATGCCGGCGGATCACTCACACAAGCAGCCGGAGGCATCCACGAGCACCACGACACCCACGAGCACCCACACAAGCAGCCGGAGGCATCCACGAGCACCACGACACCCATGAGCACCCACACAAGCAGCCGGAGGCATCCAAAACACCCGTTTATATAATAATGTATATAATAACAAACTATTTGTTAACAACTGTAAATAAATAGTATGGTATTATTTAATACTGTTAAATATAATACTTTAAGCAAAGATTTATCTAAAAATATTTGGGCGTTAAATACTTTAATATTACTTTTGCACTGTAATAAGAAACAATAATAACTATTAAATACTTTACAATTATGAATAAAAAGCAAACATCCGTTTTGATCGCACTTGCATCAATAGCGATCAACAACAAAGACGGATTTACCGTTGACGCCGCAACATTGCAACCCGTTACAACTGGTTATGCTGTAGCCGTTGCCGACACTCAAGACTCCTTTGGTTTAGAAGGTCTTGCAAATGTCGTTAGATACGTTAGCGAACACCCTGAAATTAACGCTTTCGGCGGCTGGTATAATAGAGATAATGATATGTATTACTTCGATGCGACTATAGTTGTTAACGATCTGAAGTTAGCAATGGATCTAGGTAGAGCAAACAAGCAAATTGCAATTTTCGATCTTGCGAACCTCGAAGAGATAAGATTGTAGTACTAACCAGGACCGGCGCCGCCGGTCCTTATATTAAGTTTGACGGGCTGCAATTAGTTTGCAGCCCGTTTTTTGTCGTCCTGCTGCCTCGATGGTGTCAGGTATGGAGTATTGCCCCGTGCCACCTTTGCGCCCTCCCTGGTGCCTCGATGGTGTCAGGTGTGGGAGTATTGCCACCGTGCCACCTTTGTACCCGTCTTGCCGCCTCGATGGTGTCAGGTATGGAGTATTGCCCCGTGCCACCTTTGCGCCCTCCCTGGTGCCTCGATGGTGTCAGGTATGGAGTATTGCCACCGTGCCACCTTTGCGCCCGTCCTGCCGCCTCACTTCATCACATTATACACGTTATACAATATCACAGACATTAGGGATTTTGCAGCCGTGCCCACTTCCAACGGCTCTTTATGGATCTTATAGAGCATCACAGATATTAGGGAATTGTAAATGAATGTGAATAATACTATAATATTAGACGGATAATACTTTATGAATGTTAAATATAATACTTTAAGCAAAGTTTTTCTCTAAAATATTTGGATAACAAATACTTTTGTATTACCTTTGCAAATGCAAACAAGAAACATATAATAACAATTAAATACTTTACGATTATGGCAAGAATTACAAAACAACAGGAGTTTGACGAGATTTCAAAATTCGGCTGTGCTTACCTTCAGACTAACAATTATGGCGGTTATTGCATCGTTATAGACGATGACGGCGAACGGGTATTATGGCGCGACTGCACTAGTAGAAATGAGCACACGGCACAACGATGGCAGCGCATCAAATACACTTGCCCGCGTGATCTTGAAGCTGAATGCCGTCCGTACCTTACTATATACGGCACTCGCTATTATCTGGACGACTTCATGCGCTGCGCATAATTCATCACCCTGGAGAGGATTCAGCCTCCCTATTATAGACGACATATAACATCACCAATTTTTTTAACACACAAGATTATGAAAACTTTACGTTTTTCTTTTGATTTTCGATTTGCTGGCTATGGCCAGTATATTGTAACATACACCACCCCGACACGCGGTGACTACTGGTGCGCACGCATTACAGATATGCAGCTAATCGACGATACAAAGAACGCCGACGAGCCGACGCAGGCCGCCTTCCGCCGCCTTCGTGATGCAGTGAAGAACAACGGCACACATTATCGTCGTAACGGCGAGCCTATTGAGGATTAACCCCTAATAACCACATATAAAATCACAACATTTTAATACTTTAGATTATGAGTACACCTAATTTTGCATTGAAGAACGCCGCGCGTTATTTCGTATTCGGAATGCCTGTATATTACACGCAGGAGGATATAAATGCGAACGGACTGAACCAGGATCTTTTAGACCATTTCGACGAGATCGGCACAGAGGTTAACTATGAAGCTGACAAGGACAACGTGGCCTCAGAGTTGAAGGCGAAGGGCTGGCACGATATTGAGGAGTGTGACGGGGACCGCAGCTACCCTACAACTCTATTTTCTGAGAAGACTAAAACTATTAGTTTTGGTAGTACTTCTGTAGATATTACCGTTCAAGCCGGCTACACGTCCGGCTATTACGAGGCGGCCATTTTTGACTGGCTCGCGAAGGTAAGGGTTAATGGTATGATAGACGGCTGGACCGATACTTTTGAGTATGAGCACGATGATCTGGAGGCCGACGACGTGATTCGCGACAACTGGTACGCCAATAAGGGGCTCAGCAAGATTCACGCCGCGCACATTATCCGCAAAATCAAGGCTATTATAGACGAGCTGAAAAACGAGGCTGAGCTTGCCTTCTCGATGTATTGCGATGAAGAAATGTATTGCGCCTATCGTTGCTCCAACGGCGAGGCCGGCTACGGCAGAACGAACAAGCGCCTTTGGCTGGAAGTGGAAGAACAGAAGAAGAAAGCAGCATAAAAACAATATCATCATGGCACAGAATATCACAATATCATGCACAACGGGCACACGCGCCCTTTTGACGGCCTTATTTGCCGTTATCGTGTTACTCACCACTCGCATGGCCAAAAATGCCCTGGCAGCTCTGAAAACGGTCTGCCATTGGCTCCAAACCAGGCACAGCTTTTATGGCGAGGATGGCGACCCCATCCAGTGCACCGGCTGGCAGTTTGTCGGCTACAACATCATGGCAGCAGCGGTGGCACTGTTACTCTGCATTGAGTATTAACTGCCTAATTATAGGCACTTTCTAACATCACCAAATTTTAAAATTTCACAGATTATGAAAACAAATTTTGCACATAATGTAGTTAAGGCCGTTCAGCGTGCCGCTTTTCTTCTTTCACTTGTATTAGTAGTCGTAATTTCTTTTTCGTGTATAGTCGTTTGCGTTCCGCTGTTTCTCTTGTTGTGTGACGTGTTAGACATAACGGGGACAGTACAATTTATATGCGCTTTAATATTTATTATGGGTCCCGTTCTGGAGCTGACTGTCAATGTAGAATGCAACGCCCTGGCAGTGGTTAATCGTATATTTCCCCGCTTTTTCCCATACCGTATGCCGTTTCAGTGTTTCAGCTTTTGGCGCCGTATGCTTCACTCATAAAAACATATTATAGGCAGATAAAAACATCACTAACTTTTAATATTTTACAGATCATGGCACAGATATTAATATACAACGTTACCAACGATGAGAAGTATTTTCCACAACGTCGCGACATGTTTAATGACGCACGATGGAACGAGGCAAAGCGCCTTTTGTCACAGGTCTTGAAACTGACAAGTAAGGAGGCGGGTCGCTATTCGTCGCGCTTCCTTCAGGACAGGATGGTAGCCGGGAACTTTCCGGCACCGGCTGGAGGCTATCACAACGGCATCACGTGTATTGCCAACAGCGGCGAAAACAGCCAGCAACGAGGCGAGTTCACGGTGTTCGATATTATAGGCAGCTCGTATATTTACGAGGCTCCGACAGGCGACATGTGTATTGCCAACATTCTGGAGGATGGCCAAAATGAATACTACCGTATAGCCGTATTATCTTACTAATTATCATTCCCGGGCTGCACCTGGCAGCTCTATTATAGGACACATAAAAAATTGAGAAATTATGAACCAGATATTTGCTGAAATAAAAAAATTGATTTGCAGCGACGGTAACGTGTGGCTGTGGAAGTCTGAAAGTTTGGATGGCGTGCGTAACTTCGCCACAAAGGAAGACGCACAGAAGTATATACAGTTGTACCATCAGTTGAGTCGTGAGAAGGGCTGGAAAGAGGAGTCCTACAGTATCGGCACGGAGGTCGACTTTATGGCGGCTGCAAAAAAGCATGAAGCCGACAAGAAGGCCAACGAGGTGAAGGCGTATTGCAAGCACGTTGACGCATTGATAGAGCGCCGACTGCTTGAAATAAAAGCCCTGGACGGCCTTATTCAGGTGTGCCGCCAGTTTGATGGCAAGGTCTTGAATAAACGCTTCCACGATGCCGTGAAGGAGGCGACGGGCTTCTATAACTCGTTTAATCAAAATCTTGACCAGTACGAGATGGAGTATTACGGCGGCGATTATAGCCGCGACAACAGACCGTATATCTACATTAGGGCCGACTGGAGCCACGGCATCAACCGTTACACCGGCAAGAAGAAAGACGTGGATCCGAACGACTGGCGGTGGAACACTGGCGAACGCCTGGAAGCCGAGAAGGCCGCTCCAGTTATAGAACAGTGCAAAAACGAACGTTTGGCGGTGATAGGGATCCTCAAGGCATCAAAGAAGAAGTATGCAGCCTATCTGCGCCTGGCACGAAAAGCAGAAGCGATCATGAAGGAGATGGAAGGCTACGACTGCACCATCCGCGAGTTTGCCAAGGAGGCGGCATTAAGCCAGTATAGCCACCACTCATATTTCTGGAATGGCTATTAAATCATCATTCATGGGGCTGCATCTGGCAGCAGGGCAGCTCCCCATTATAGAACACATAAAAAATTGAGAATTATGGACCAGACACTTATGATAGCAAATAAAGAATTCATTCTCCAACAGTGCGAAGCATTCCTGGATGAGAATAATATTGGTCACAGTCGTTACGAGGAGGATGGCGAGTGTGTCGGCATAGAAATGGAGCAGTGGACCAACAGAGGTGTGGATATGATACACCTCATTGATGGACGCGATAGAGATATGAACGATCCTGACTGGTGGAATGATGAACTGGAGTCTATCTATGAAGCCTTTGATGTTGACGAGGAGATAGATATTTACCGACAGGATGAGAAATATCGCAGTGCTTTCACCTACCGTCAAAGTGTGGAGGACTTTGAGAACTACGATAAATGGCTCAAAGGCATTGCAGAACAGGCAAAGGCTTATAACTATTAAATACAACGACCCCTATTATAGAACACATAAATTTTTGAGAAAATCATGGATAAAAAGAAATATATTGACGTATTGACCGAACAGGCAAACAAGCACAGCAGACCGCAGGAAATGGCCCTGAGCGACTTCTGCGACTATCTTATAGAGTTCTTCAGCATTGACGCTTTTAAGGCTGGCACCGCTGAATATATCCAACACATTTTGAGTCGCACGGAGCAAAATCCTGACTTCGCCGTTCTCGCCCTTCATTGGCTCGACGATGTGGCAACAGCGATGAAGCGTGGCGATTGGCTTGACGTGTTTGGCTTACTGTACGAAGAAATGTATTTGAGCCGTGGCAAGGCATCGAAGACAGGGCAGTTCTTCACGCCTAAGAGCATTTCGGACCTCATGGCACAGATCAGCACACTTGGAGCCGGAGACCATGGCAAGGTGAACGACTGTGCAGCAGGTAGCGGACGTTTGCTTCTGGCTCACTATATGGAGAAGAGCAAGCTGGACCATTCAGCCGGCCGTCGCTTCGAGTATGTGGCACAAGACAACGATCCTATTGCTTGCAAGATGTGCGCCTTGAATTTTATGGCACACGGCATGTATGGCCGTGTGGAGTGTCGCGACACATTGAGCATGAGTGAGCCGACGGTGGTGTATATTGTCAACGAGGTGAAATATCCGTTTAACACGCCTTATTATAGCGTGAGAACGGTATTAGCGGAAAATCAGAAATAAGGTATCACGGGGCGATTTGCCCCTATTATAGAACATTAAAAATACTAAGGATTATGGCAAAGATATTTGTTAATGAGACTGTAGGTAAATTGCAAAGTTTTGTTGGTTTTTATGATTCAATTTGGAGCCCAGATGATGATATATATTATGAGTGCGTAGAAGAAGATCTGGAGGAGGATGTTGATTTTACCTTCGACTATAAGCAGTACCAGAACGACATCTGCAAAGCATATACGGAGGTGTGGGAATTGTGGATGCAGGAGTTTATCAGCGACGATATAGAACTGGAGTTCGTAGAGGTTCACAGTCCACGATACTACAATTACGAAAATGATTCTTGTCGCGTGAAAATTCGCCTGACACAGGCTGCGGAGGATGCTATTATAGCCAAGATAGGAAAACACCGCGATCAGTTTGCTAAGTGGATAAAGGAGAACCATACAAGCTATGATGGATTCTTCTCTAATCTATCCAACGACATTGACCAGTGGCCTAGTCGATTGTTTGATAGCGACGAAACTTTTCAGCCTGTCTATCTCTTTTGTATGCTCTATTATATTGTCAAGGCAGAATATTTGGCGACAGGTGAAACAGAAAGCCTTGAACACGAGGCATGCGGTCGCATACGTACAGATATTAGTGTAACATCATATATGAAGGACATAGAAAAAGTTGCTTGATTATATGAATACATCTAAAACAATTCACTCCTTCCTGCTTAGTGAGCAGGAAGGACACACACTCCTCACGGCTCAGGAATATCCCTGGAGCGTGTTGCAGGTGATACCGACCACTCCGGCAGACTTCGACCGCACAGTGGCAGTACTCGAAAAGCGAGGCATGGTAGCCCGTCACGACATCGACCGTACATTCTGTATTATCCATCTGGCAAGCGGCGACCACGACGGGCAACACCCGGAACGATATATCCCCATCAACCAGAACAACTACATGCAGTTTATCGAGGCATTGAAGGACACGATGGTACAGGCGGCAGTGTGGTATGAGACGAATATTATAGAACCCTTAAAAACGACGAAAAATGAGAGCACCGAAAGAGATACCTAACGAATTGAAGCGTTTGATCAATGCTATTGTGAAACGTTTTGGCGATTGCGAAAATTGGCTTAATGGATATAATAGAGATCCATGGGGATTCACCTATTATGGCTCCAGTATGATTTGTGAACCTCTGTTTTGTAGCTATGGCTGGATAGGTTATAGTATCAATTATAAGGGGCATGAAATCCATGTAGATAATGAATTGTCACGAATTGAGATTATTAACGAATAGTATATTATAGAATCCTTTAAAAACGACAGTATTATGAAATTACAAAAAGAAACGATTACTATTGAAATATTTCACAACAATATACACGCCTACAATGCTATCTATAAAGCTATTTCTGATGCAGCTTTAAGACAGGCTGACAACTATCACGTTAAGACAAGGGTCATTACGGCGGTAGAGAGCTGCAAGGCTAAATAAATAATCCTACCCCCTCCCGTGCCCGGCATGGCCCTTGCGGTGGCCCGACTCCATCGGCGGGAGCAATATTATTCATAATCATTTAAAGTATTTTGTTTTCCGGCTGCTGCGGTCCGCGAAGGATAGCGGCAGCGAAAACGCCCACCACGGCAAGGCATGGCACCAGGTTCGAGCTCCTGGATGGGCGACAAGGAGAGGCGACAGACGACACAGAAGACACGAAAAACCCGTGCCCCCCGTGGAGCCTGGCGGAAAAACGCAAAGAAAATAATAAAAATACATTTTATTCAAGATAAAACGGCTTTTTATTTGGTAGTTTCAAATATTATCACTACCTTTGCATCAGATAAAGAAAACAACTAGGTTAAAACCTAAAGTATATGAGATGTAAAGAAATTACATTGAACGGAAGAACCTTTGAGGTTCGCGAGAGTCTGGACCCCAACCGTTTTATCCTGACCTACAATGATTTTGTAGTATTAGAAGACTCGGCATGTGAGGACTTCTACGGCGACATCGACGAAGTGGCAGACAGGATGGCAGTTTATGTAGCAGAGGAGAACGCGAAGCAGTTCCCTTGGTACACCCTGCCTACTACCTGGGTAGTGACCGACGGCGATTGTGAAATGATCGACGACGAGGAAACCGCGCTGCGCTATGCCGAGAAATTCAACAACGGCACAGCACGGGAAGTCACGGACCGCGAGGAGTTCCTTGCAGCTGTGAAAAAATTAGAGCTTGACGATGATTATTGGGATGTGTCCCGTATATTCTCCTTCGCTTATGAATACGGCAAGCGCGGCTACTTCTGCCGTGAGAACTACGATGTGGCCTATATCTATGATGATACCTTAATTGCTATGAATAAACTCGAAGATGAATTGAAGAAGACCGGTTATTGCTATCGAGATAACGAGGACGGCTCTTATAATGTCGAGTATAACGGATATGCCGTGACTGTTTCAGAAGACGAAGAAGACTGGTGTCTTAATTATATTAAAACACCAGAAGGAAATATTCTTCCATATTCCGAGGAGGAGTATGATGAAAACTTCCTTATGGGAGCTGACACAGGAACATCTTATTACCCTAAAAATGATTATACCTTAGAGTCGGCTCTTGAAAACCTGATAAGCAAATCGGATAAATAATAACCCATACAGCCCTCGACATCACGGAAAGTCAATATATATGAGCAATGTTAGAGTATTAAAAAACATAAATTACCGTGAAAACGAAGTTGATTATTTCGTTGTTTACGAGGATCAGATTAGCGGCACCGCAGCTGATGGAACAACGTATGATTATTCGCTTAAAAACGGAGAAAGCACATGTTGGAGTGATCTTGAGTCCGAACTTGAGGAAAAATATGAAGGCCTTCGTTTTACGCTGAGTACGGATAACGAAATAGATATTGATACGTGGTACTCTGATGACGAAGCTCTTGAAAAAGCAGAAAAAACAAACAAAATCGAGGAAATTCGTGAGTTTGCGAAAGAGTGGTTAGAGGAGCATGAATACTTCTACGACTGTAAGTTTTGGAATTACTGGGACGGACATAATTGGCAGTCGTTGTTGCTATATTGCGAGATTCCTGAAGTGGACGACAATAAGGATTATGAATTGTTGGGTGAAGAGGTTACGTTAGATGACGGACCAGATGAAGAGGATATTATCCTTGCTGCATTCAAGAGAGCGAGAAAAGCTTCGCCTGAATGGCACAACGGGTACGCTCACTATAAAGACGAGGAAACAGGTTATTTAATTAAGTTTTCTTGCTGGGAGGGCGATGCGTATGCAGCTGCTCTTTCTAAAGAATAATCTCCTTATATATCAGAGTATTAAATTGACAACTTTTTCAGCCCTACCGCATCACGGCAAGCGGAACGATATGAAAAAATCAGACATTAAAGCATTGGACGACTTGAAAGAGTTCTTGACTGAATATTGCAAGGAGAATCCAGAAGACGATTGCTGCGAGCTTGTGCGCGGTATATGTGAGGAGAACGGTTGGATATACACCAGAGATTCTGTCCTTAATTATGAGGATGAGGATTTTGCCACCGATGGCGAGGATCTGCTTTCGCTTATGTCGGATGGTTGGCATATATTCCAGGGCAATGGAGTGGACATGGTTTATAAAGGTCGAGACATCACCGTTAGAGAGGATGCCAATAATTACTACGTTGACTTCTGCACAGGACTTGGCGAAGGTATTTACCCTAAGGCCGATTGGGATTTGGCTCCGGCTATCGACGATCAGGCGAATATCTATAAGGAGAAGAAAGCCGAACTGCCATGTTCGAGATAATAGACGTAATACGCGACTACCTCTTTGTTCGCCTTCGTCTGCGCAACGTGCAGACAGGCGAGACGAGAGACTGGGAGTATTGGGACGACCTGGAAGAGTGGCTTTGCGAGGAATATGGCGTGAAGGATCTGAAAGGTCTCGTTATAGACAAGCTGCCTGATTATGGGGATTGGGCAGAAACAGGGAAATAACTTATTTAGCCCTCGACATCACGGTTAAGTCATTAGATATGTATATTGAATTATCAGGAACTCACGCACCTAATATGTTATTAAGCATAAATTTACCGATCGATGTTCGCAAGTATAAAAAGATTGGCGAAGATGTACTTGACGCTGAAGACGTGAATGAAAGTGTTTCAAAATGGCTTGAACCTTATCTTTCAGACGGTAGTAATCATTCAGACGGATTCGCAGCGTGGTACAAGGAAAATAAAGAAAACGCATGGTTTGACTTGCGTGAGGACGAGGAAGGAAATTTCTATGCTGCTGCCGGTGATAATGAAGGTATAAAGTTTTTAGACCGCATTGATTTCTTCACTGTTGATTATTACGGATTCGAGATAAATATAGAAGGATTCAGTAAGGATGATTACATTTTTGGATTCTGGATTGACCCAGACGGCGGCATCCTTCGAGCTTCTGACGAAGAACGCGGCTTTGACTTTTATGATGACTTGGAAAATTCACATAAATATTATTCTAAGCAGGAATATACCTTGAAGTCTGCTCTTGATGATCTGATTGCTCACAGCGACGATTATCAGAATCCGGATAATGAGGAAGAGTAACTACAATATTATAGACAATATGGAAAAAGACCAAATTATTTACGACAAGCGTAAGGCCATGGGCGAGAGCATCCGCGCATTGCGCACCGCCCAAGGCTGGGAGCAGGAGCAGCTCGCCCAGATTGCGGGCATCACCACCGCAAACGTCCGCAGCGTGGAAGCCGGCAAGTATGCCGTTAATATCGACGTGCTCAACAAGATTGCAGGAGCCCTGGGCGCAGAACTGAGAATGATTGAAAAGTAAAATCGTAAAAAGTAAACAGAAAGATTATGGCAAAAGAAAGATTTGAGCTGACATCTGGCAAAGACCTGATGTGGACGGTGACGGACAATGAGAGTGGAGTAAAAATCGAGTTTCGCGAAGGTTTGTTAAACGAGACTCAGGTAGCCAAGATCCCTCGTGATATTGATGTTAAGGTGGAAGGCGATGCTATGACGTTGGCACGTATTATGTGCGAGATAGGTGACTGGATTGCAGAGAACCACGTGGAGGTGGCTCGTAGTGACTGGCGTTCTCGTCGCTCGGCGATCTGGAAGTTGAGCAACGAAAAATATTGGCTGGCCATGGCAGCAGCTACCAACAGCCTTCTGTTGTCGGACGTGGACGCAGACCACGCTGCTTGGATGTTGTACGCCGAGGTATGCGACTGGGCGGAGTTCGAGAAGAGCGTGGACCTGACGAAAGCCGAGGAGGAGAATCTGAAGGGCGTGTTGTCGGAGTTGACAGACGCAGAAGCCTGGGAAGTGTTCAAGATCCTGCATGTCTTCTGGAATTATCGCACGGAAAACACAGACATGAATCAATGGGCGAAGGATGTGACCTGGTGGCCTGCATGGTTGCCTACGGATCTGAAAGAAACAGAGACTATAGATGATGATCTTATAGACGAGGACTAAAATGAAGGAAATATGGAAATTATAAAGAGTGGAGCGCCGAAGGCAGGCAGACCAGCCATGGAAGGCAAGACACGGCGGTATATCGTTGCCGACGACGTACATGAGTGGATCCTCCGGCACGGAGGCGGAAAGTATATCACTGAGACCATGCGCACTATTATGGCGGTGCAGCAGGGAAATGAATAACAATAAAAACAAAGTATTATGACAACAAAGAAAGTTTATCCGTTTATACATGCAAAACAATGCGGCGAAGGTATTGACAACTACGCAAATATAGTTTTTGACGCTCGTGAGGTTGAGAGTTACAGCTTTTTCCCGTGCGAAGATGATGACTACACAGAAGAAGATGCTGTTGTGACAGTCTGCTTCAAGTCGGGAAAAGAAGTGACTTTACGTCTGGCTCTCGATCAAGAGTTCTATCCGGGTGACAATCTGAGAACAGCTATCGACATGGTGCAGTATTCCCATTTCTGGCACGACAACGAGGATTCTACTCCGGGCGATGACGAGGATTAACAAGGACGATAATAACATTTTAGATACTTTATAGAATATGACACGATATAGCAATTTTATCAAGGCGACATCATTAACGCCTAACACCGCCGAGACTCTTTATAAGCTCATCGACAGCACCCCCGAATTGAACAAACTCACCGGTGCCCAGTGCACCGCCGTGGCCGCATTGATGTTTCATCAGAAAGTGGTCGGCTACGATGAGGGCTGGGGAGATGGGCACAAGATACCAATTCATTAACATTTTAGATACTTTATAGAATATGACTAAGATTGAGAATTTCGACGATTATCGTGCGCTGGTAGACGTAGTGAAGATGCACGACTATAGATACTTCGGGCAGAACCGCTCGACCATCAGCGACGAGGAATATGACGCTATGTACTTTGCCTTGCAGGAGTATGAAGAGCAGCACGCGGACGAGGTATTGCCCGACTCACCTACTCAGCAGTGCTACAGCGAGAACGGCAACGGCAAGCGCACGGTGGCACGTCGCACGGCTTGCCTCTCCATGAAGAAGCTGCATGATGCCAAGGCGGTGGTGAAATACCTGAGAGCGCAACAGCGTGCTGCCAACATCAGCAGCAAGGGCACGGAGGTGGTTGTAGAGTGGAAGTTTGACGGTGAGACCGTGAGCCTGGTATATCGTCAGGGAGTGTTGGCAGAAGCCACCTACGGACACGGCAAAGAGTTGTTTGGCAACGACTGCCTGGACCATATAAAGCATGTGCAGGGTGTTCCTGCTCAGGTGGACGTATGGAGCCAGTACGACCGAGTGGAGGTGAGAGGCGAGGTGATCATTTCGCTTGAGGAGTTTGCCTGTTATGGCAAGGCTGGCAAATCGCCCCGTTCTACGAGCAACGGTATCATGTCTAAGAAAGTGGCTGTAAAGGATGAGTGCAAGCGTCTGGAGTTTCATCCCTTCCGCCTTATTATGGATGGCGTGATAAGACACATGCCGGCGATGCAAGCCTTGGAGCGTAACGGTTTTAAGACTTCGGGCTTTGTGTCGGCTCTCAATCTTGAAAAGACGGATGCCGAGTTGGAGCAGGACATCGAGAACATCGTGTGCTCTGCCGAGGTGGAGCGTGAGTCGCTGCCCTACCCTACCGACGGACTTGTATTCAAGTTCGACAACTACGACTATTATGACCGCATCGGTCATACCGACCATGACGCAAAGTATAACTGCGCTTTTAAGTTTCGCCCCGTATTCAAGGCCGTCACCACATATCGCGGCCATCATACCACGATAGGTGAGAAGACTGGCAAGATAACATTCGTAGCCGACTTTGACGAAGTGGAAATGAACGGACACCGTTTTGCCCATGCCAACTGCGGGAGCGAGAAGACTTTCAACCAGAAGGGTCTTGTAGCAGGTTGCAAGATTGAGGTCAGTTTGCACGGCGATGTTATCGTGTGCGTGGATGGCAAAGTGGAAGAAGAGCCTGAGATTTATCAGAGCCAGGAGCCGGAAGTAGAGCCTTGCGTTATAGAGCCTGAGATTAATCAGAGTCTGGAGCCGGAACCTATACCCCAGCCGAAGCCGAAGCGCAAGCGTAACTATCCGCAGGTAGGCGAGCCGACGCTGCGAGAGGAGCGTGAAGACACTACGGTGAGGGAGAACAAGAGACTGACTGTAAGGAAAGTGTTGGCAGGTGTACTGGCGGTGCTGATGGCTGTGTCAACGGGAGTCGTGATGTTGGCGTTTGCGGGTGCTGCGGTGTTCTTAATGCCGATGATCGGCGGACTGAGGAAAGAATAAGTCATCAAATGAAACTACACAATCCCACAAAGCCACAAATGCACATTTGTGGCTTTTTATAAACACACAAACACATCCATACATAAACGCATAAACGCACAAACATATACATAAATTAATAAATCAAGACATTAATCAATGCATAAAGTAATAAATGAATAAATAAACTAATAAACAAATACACACATTAATAAATAAAGAAAGCAATGAAGAAAGCAATTAAAAAACAAATAAATTAACAAATAAACAAATAAATGTGCGTGGATGTTTGCGTATATGGATTATAATTCTTAAATTTGTAACGCTTTACAGAAAGCATGATGTTTCTGAAGACTGGAATAGATATTATAAACATTTAAATACTTAAAGAATATGGAAAGACTCAGAGAAGTTCTCGCCTTCGTAAACCACAAAGGTGGAGTAGGAAAGACAACAACAGTACAGAGCTTGGCAGCAGGTCTACGTCTTTTTGGTAAGGGAAAATTTGGTGAGGATGCAGACGGACGCAAGCGTTTGCCTCGTGTACTCATAATTGACCTTGACCCGCAGGCATGTGCATCATTCCTCTTCGGATGGAGCGAGACTCAGAACGTCGGCAAGCCTACCGTTTACGACGCATTGGTACAGCAGAGCAATCTGCCCGTCTATCAGGTACGCGAGGGCATCTACCTTGCTCCGGCAGCGCAGCAGCTTATATCCATCGAACCCTTCCTAAACCAGAGAGCAATGCCACGAAAGGCACTTTATAAGTTGCTCGCAAAACCACTGAACGAGTTGAGCGGTACGGAACTGGCAGACGAGGGCGTAACGACCGTTACGGAAGCTTTCGACTACGTGCTGATAGACTGTCCTCCTGCAATGTCGTTGCTCACGTACAACGCTCTGACAGCAGCCACAAGCGTAGTTCTGCCCGTGCAGCTCGAAGTGCTGGCAACAAAAGGTATTGCCGAGATTATCAATGCCATCGAGGAGACGCGTGAGGATCTGAACCCCGACCTTGACATTCGTGGCTTGCTGATGGTTATGAGCAACGACCAGACCAACGCCACCAAAGAATTTAAGGCATACCTGGGCGAGAAGTACCAAGACTATATGTTTGACGCATATACACGGCGAGACACCAAGATGGTGGAAGCTCAGGCTATGCGCAAGGACATCTTCGAGTATGCCAGATATTGTAGGGTAGGGCAGGACTACGAGCGATTTACGAAAGAAATCATAAATAGTTTTAACGTATAAAAATATAGAGTATGGCAAGAGAAATGACGAAGAAGACGAAACGTTTCAGTCTTGAGGAGTCTGACGCTATCGAGGAGAACGAGCGCATATTGGAATCCGGTAGTCAGCAGCGTAAGGAGAATAGGGAAAACAAGGAGAGTAGGGAAGCGGCAGCGAGTGCAGTCCCCGTTCCATCCTCAGACACTCCGGCTACAGACAAGCCGACTGCTTCTACAACAACTGAGACCGAGATACCGACAAATGTAGCAAATCAACCGGCAACCACATCATTCAGCAACGATATTGCTTTGAACATACGTAAGCCGAAGGGCAAGAAGACCGAGAACGGCATCACTATCTACGTGCCGATGAAGTATTACGAGCGCATTGCCCTGATGAAAATGCGCACGGGTGTACCTATCAAAGACTTGGCGCTACAGGCTGTGATTGAGTTCTTGGATAGAAACAAGTAAGGTAAAATCCTACTAAATCTTTTTACCTTAATGTGCGCGAGGTAAACAAAACCGTAGGTTTGTACCTTTAAAAGTCTAAACCTACGGTTTTGTTTACGAAGTCACTACAAAAGTGAGCCGTTTTCGCTACAAAACTGTGCTGTTTTCGCTACAAAAGTGAGCCGTTTTCACTACAAAACTGTGCTCTTTTGGCATGTAAACAACTGATAATCAGCTATTATTTCGTGTCGGAATATAGAATATAAGAATATAGAGGATTCTATATTAATTTATATATTATAGAAAAATAAAAATCACCGATACTTCTATATTCTATATTACTGAAAGGCTAAGAGAATGAAAATCAATGAGTTAGAAAACAAAACAGCACACTTTTGTAGTGAAAACAGCACACAAATGTAGTGACTTCGGCACACTTTTGTAGTGACTTACAGGTTACGACTCAAAAATACATGGTATGGAAGACAATAAGCAGTTAATAAAGAAATACATCAACACACCTTTCGCTTATGCCCGGGCACAGAAGGGATTGACTTTGCTCCAGCAGAACATCATGGTAAAGGTGGTTGAGCATCTACAGGTGTATATAGGCAAGTACTTTAAAAATCCTGTGCTGCAAGGTTCCAAGGAAGATCCTAAGCCTATGATGACGCGTGAGGATAGGGATAACTTGCCTCCTGTGCGCATAGAACTGAGTGAGCTGGGTGTAGCTTCCGGTTCGTACAACAGAGTGCGTGAGGCGTTAAAAGAAGTGCTAAACGTGCAGATAGAGAAGAATACGTTTGACGATGAAGGAAAGCCTGTAAAACGCTTGATACAAATATTCTCGAAGATAGACACTCCTGTTACTGACAAGGGAACACAGGTGAGAATGAAGTTAGGCGAGGATGATGAACTGACTGATGTACAGGTGGACCGCACACGAGGATATATAGACATCTACTTGAATACGGATATGGTCTTTGAAATGTTTGACATGAACCTTGGCTATGTGTCGCATCCTAAAGATATAGCACGTATAGGCAAGGTGGATAACATGCCGTTGATGTATTATCTTGTCAGACACAAGATGAAGAACTTTAAGCAGTCTAAGGTGGAGATTACTCCTTTTGAAATACGCGACTACTTAGGATTTATCAAGCGTGATGCCGATGGAAATGTCATTAACGTAAAATACCCTCGTTACAGTATGTTTAAATCGCGCATCATAAAAACGGCTCTTGACGATATAAAACGTGTTTGCGATGCAGGTCAGATTGATTTCTACTTCGACATAAAAGAGGTGCGTCCGCGAGGCAAGAAGACTGGCGAACCGAGCTATATCGAGTTTAAGAAGGTGGCGGAGCAGAAGAAGGCAAAGCAAGACCATCGCAAGGCTTCAGAAAAGCGACTGTGCAAGACGTTATGCGAAATATATCCTACGCTCGACGATAAGCGCATGATGGAGATATTCAAGAAGGTCCCGGAAGATCTTTGGAGCGATTTCAAAGCGTATGCCTACAATGGTGTGCCGAAGGCAGTGGAGCAGCCACATAGATGGAGCGGTACGATGGAGGACTTTGTGTTCTACATTATGGAGCAATGGATAAAACAGCATAGCGCAAAGCAGGAACCACGGCAGATGACGTTTGCCTTTGCCGAAGTTGAGGAGGTGAAGCCGGGCGAAAAAGAATGGCAGCAGCTTGTGGCGATGCTTGACGGCGACATAGTTTCGGAACTGCGCAAGATGGCGTTTGTATCGTATGACGGGAACGCAATCCTTCTAAAAGCGAGTCGGGAGCAATACAAAAAGTTTGATAGTTGCTTGTCTGATGATATTATGGCACACATAAAAAAATGCTCAAAGCAAGTATTCGGCAAAGTAATCAAATGGAAATTCTCTTTGTCGGATAAATAAAAAATCACACCGCTTACTCATTCCCGTAGGGTAGGCGGTGTTTTATTATGTCCTGTTGATGTCAGCTACTTTCTCTAATTTTGTAAGCGGAAACCAACAAACATATATATATGGGAAAAATCAGAAATGTTACGTTATGGCTTATGGCCGTAGTCACGCTCATGGGCTGTGCGGCTTCGAGGAAGACTGCGACCGGTAGCCACGAGGAGCGAGGGGACAGCACGGTGGTTGTTGTTACGGATAGCGTCAGAAAGTCGGACGTGAAGACCGACAGCACCGTGCATCTTACCACGGATGAGAGCCATGCATCCGGCACCATGAGCGAGAAGGGTAGGGGAGAGGAAACTATCATCGAGCGAGTGACCGAGAGCACGGATGCGTCCGGCAACAAGACCACCAGCACCGACCGGACTATACACCGTAAGGGCGACTATGAGCGCAATGCAACATACGAGGCACGACTGAAGCATCAGGAAGAGACAATATCACGGATGCAGCACACGATAGACAGCCTTGTGTTGAGCAATAAGCTGAATGTTGGCACCCACTGGGCGAAGAAGGACAGCACGAATGTGGTGAAGGAGAAGAATACGGTGGATATTCAGTCTATGCCGAAATGGAAACTGTTTACAATCGTAGCTCTAATATTTGCTATTATTCTTTGTACCTGGCTTTATAATAAAAATAAAACATTATGAGCAGAAAGAAACAAGACATGATAGAAAACACCGAGCAGCCGGAAGTCACCTTGCAAGACTTCGTAATCCCTGCCAAGATAGCAGCCTTCTGCGAGAAATACAAGCCTCTCGACCATTGGCGTGAAGACTGTAATATGTTCACCGACTATCAGCTTCGCACATACTTCAAGGCAGTAGTTTGTCCGCTTGGCGATCCGTTGGCATTGTACCTTCAGGAGTTGGCTGTGAGAGGCTTTAAGATGAAGGACGATGAATGCGGAGAACCGGTCATCTACGCTGCGCTAAGGTGAGTTTTGAATTGTTTAATTTTGAATTAGAAATATATGAAGAAACCTCATTATTATTACAAGATTTCGGCTACATCTAATGTTGGCCGAGACATTCAGGCGTTTATGCACCGTTGTAAGGAATCCGAAGAAAAGGCGCGTGAATGGGTAGAAAGACAAGGTGCGAGCGTTTACTACGAGTCGCCTGATGGCATGGCAGGTGGAGTGGGAGCCGTGGAGTTTGCTGACACCACCGAGCGTGAAGGATGGGACAAGGAAGTGTCTCCCGACGGACGTGTGTTCTTATTCCCCATTGAAGGCTCCGACTTGGAAAGAGAAATGAATGCTCTGCCAGTTGTGAGCGAGGCAGAGCTGTTCGGCATACTCAACCTCCAGCCGAAGCGCACGAAAGACAACCTGCCTTTGCCTATGACCTTTGGCAACAGCACGCCCATCGTGTTCTTGCATCAAGGCTACTGGTATGCCGACGTTCCGTATGTAAGCGCCGACATGGCGCTCACGAAGATAGAGGAAAAAGAATTTTATCGTCGCAAGATGGCAGCGATAAATGAGACATAGTTTTTAGTTAGTTAATTTTAGAAAGACGTTTTTTAGTTTTTTTTTGCATCCGCCAGTCTGCGAAGATAGGCGGATGCTTTTTGTTATACATGTGAGTTGGATTCAGCAACCATGCCGTAGCCGTGAGCATTTCCCTCTCTTTCTGTTTCCTTTTTATTTATTAGTTTGTTAAGTCTAATGTTTTCTTCGTATAGAGACATCAACCGATCGTTTAGTTTCTCTATTATATCAAGGTAGCGCATCCGTTCCTTCTCCGGAATACTACTAATGATGTCCGATTTCTGTTCACAGATACCAGAGGGCTCCTCCATCTTTATATAGTCGGGCATGTTTGTAATCATGTGGATATTAGAGCGTGGGTCGCACACCTTGATACCCGCCTTCCTACTTGAGTCAGGCCATCCTCCGGCAGGTTCAATCATAGATCCGGGTGTGATAGGTGCTATGATTGATGTATCGTCGGCTTTTTCATCGAGGAAGAAAGCAGTAATGGGAACATTGAAGCGGTTGCAGAACTTCATCAGCTGCGTAAGTGGAAGCATTGTCACACCATCCACCCAGTTGCGTAATGTGTTGTAGTCACTCATCTCCATACTCTGAAGAATTTCGTTCCTTTTAATAGATGGGTTAGCCATCATCCAATCGGCGAGAAACCCATAATTATAAACAATGTTATGCTCTTTCATATCGTTAATTTTTAAATTATATGATACTCGAATAATTTTTTATGTTAAAAGTGGTGATATTGTTTGATAGTCACATAATAAATACTATCTTTGCATACAAATATAAAATTTATCATTTGAATGACCAAGAATATTTGGAAGAAAATATTTGACGGCGGTATATTATCTTCTACAGAACTTACCCCCGAAGAGAAAAAAAGGCTATACGTCTTGTTTGAGGGGTATGGCATGCCAAAATCAACCTGCTATAACAGGTTCTTCAACAAAGGATTCTGCAAGTGGGAGATTATGGGAGTGTCGCATATAAAAGACTCTTTTCTTGTAGAAGAGAAGAGTAATACCGATAATATACCGGACGGAGAGGAAGGCAGCAGAGGATATGGTGCTGTGCTTGCACTCTCTTCAGAATATAACGACAGCAAGTTTTACGAACTTGTCACAAACCTAAAGATGGGAAAGGTTCTGTGTGATAGGATGTCGGAACTGGGCATGTCTTCCCAGATGACAGTCCGTACCCGTTTCAAGGAGGATGACTGGAAACCTTGGGAATTGAAGGGTGTGAAAGTTATTATCGAAGAATTTATTAAAAAATAGAGTATTTTATGGGCGAATTAAATATAACTTTCGATTTAGAAACCTGCGCCTTGTGCCCTACGGCAGCCGTAATGAGCATCGGAGCTGTGGCATGGAATGCCGCGGCGGAAGACGATCCTTTTACGGACGGTCTTTCCGGCGGTTACAGTTTTTACCGTCACGTTGACCTGCGATCATCGTTCGTTGACGGACTAACCTTTGATAAAAAGACATCGGAATGGTGGGCAACACAGGGCGATGATGTAAAAAAGTCACTGTTGGATTACGACGAAAAACCTTTGCAGTCGATAGATAGTGTCATAGAGGATTTTTTTAGTTTTATCGCTTATGTGCAGGATGAAACTTCCGCCAGGGAAGTGAAGCTTTGGTCGCAAGGTACCGATTTCGACATCGGTATATTAAGAAATATCTGTAGCAAGTATAGTATTGAGATTCCTGTCAGCTACAAGAATTTTCGCGACCACCGCACATTCTT